TCATGCCACTTATCGTCAAGGATCGGGTAGTCAGTGTCGTTGACAAGCGGCGCAGGACTAAGCGTGATATCCACACTGACCGCAAACGCCTTGTTTGGCGTCGGCCAGAATACTAGCATATTCTTCTCGCGGAACCACTGCTCTGGGTCGCCAGATCGAATCGGGAGCTTACGGTAGCTCGCTGCATCAGTGTTTACCAAAGGTCCGCCGACTGAGGTAGTCGTAGGATCGGTCGCACTCACAGCGCGGATGCCGTCGACAGACCTTGGCATTGCATAGAATGGTTGTCCACTCGTCAACGTCAAGCCGAAGCTCGTCCGACGCTCCGGCAAGTCAAGCGATGTCCACAGATCCAAGTACGAGTCGTTAATCCACTCGTTCCAGTTTGGATCTGGAATATCCGTGCGGTTGCCGAGCTCCAGAATCAACCTATTCCTGAGCATCAGCAACGACTTCCCCATTGGATGTGAGGCAGCTGTTTCTGGCGCTCCAAACGCAAGCGTTGGAGCAGCTTGTGCCACCGTTGGATCAAGAACCAAGTAAGGCATCAGTGCCCCTGGAGAAGGATGATCGAGTCCTCGTGCGGACCATCAACGATGCAGACACGAGTCCAAGGAGCCTCGTCTAAGTTCTCGATTCTTGCGCCGACGAAGCTGACTTCCTTAGCGATCGCGCCTTTACTCGCCATAGTCTGCTCGACGCGCACCCTCGCCTCGCGATGTACTCGCGCATTCACCTGTAGCCTCCGCATCCCAGCGGTGCGAATCCACTGTCCCTCACGCGAACCAATCAGCGCAGCCTTTTGTTGCATATCTTCTCCTGGTTACACGGTGTAATCAGGGGATGGGCGGGGAATCGAACCCCGCCTAGAATCACGGCCAGCGTAACACCACGATACGCTCCGGGCACCCCTACTTACTTGACGTTGATGTCCGCTAGGCACGTCGCCGAAGCAGCGCATCCTACAACGATCTTACCGTACACACGACTCAGCGAGTCCAAGACAGATGATTTCGCCTTGGCTTTACCGGCGACCAGTGAGGGCATGACGAGCACACCCGCTGCAAGGCCGCCAGTGGTAGTATCCACTGGAATCCACGTCCGACCTTGCTTCAAGATGATCAGTCGTTGATTCGCAGTTGCTGCTAGTGTACCAACATCAGCCGCCGCCCTTGACGCAGCCATGTTAGTTCTCGATCCACCGACTACAACACCAGCGATAGCGTTGTAGTTAGCGAGTGTAGCCGAGTTAGACACAGCATTGTTCGCGCTGTAGTACACGACATTGCCGATTCGCTCAGAGTCAGCGGCAAGTGCAAACACCACTCGCCCTCCAGGCTGACCAGCGGTTGTCGAGTCCCACGGAGCGCTTGAAACGTAAAACGGGCCAAGCCTCGCAACAGGCGAGGTCGTGACCACAGCGACAGTGCCTGCGCCCAGAAGAGCAGCGCAAAGTACCAACGCGGTGAGAGAGAAGATCTTCTTCATCGATCACGCTCCTGTGCCACGTTTGTTAAGCTCACGACATTCTTGCCAGAGCCGCTCAAACACAGCATGATGAGTGACAGCTCCTCGATTTGGTGATTCTCTGAGTAGAGTACACATCCTTGAAAGAAGCTGCGCTTGTGTGTACTTAATAATCAGGAACGGTGAAATAGCTTCGAGAAGTTCTAGCTGATATATCGCACGAACATTGAACTGATACAGAACCTTGTGTGACATCGCTATGTGTCGACCTAGATTATGAATCTTGATCGAACCTGGAATAAGACTAGCGATTCTTTGTATCAATCCAAGATGCGTGTTAGAAACCACAACGACCGGACGATACTTAACTGTTCCACTTGAGCGAAAGCTCTTATGGATACCGATAGAGCCTTCTCCATCGATAAGTCCTGCCAGCCAACTAGCTTCGTGCTTTTCGAGCTGAACACTAGTTGGCTGAGAATACCAGCGCTCTGTACTAGGCGCCAGGACTTCCATATGCTCCTCTCCAGTCATTGAAGCCGGTCGAGTGACGCTGCTTGATCTTGTGATACGTGCCATCTGCGTTGTCGTCGTCCCAGGTCTTCGTATCGGGACGTTGACGCCAGAAGAACACGATCGGGGAATCCTGCGCGGGTGCAAGCAAGAACCACGCGTCAGTGTCTGTGAGCCAGTTATCAACGACAACGATGAGCCCTTCATCGTACAAGGGGTTCACGTCGTTGAAGTTTCCACCCGGCAAGCCTGCGGACTGCAGCAAGCGCTTGGCGAGCATTCGATCGCCTGGTGTGATGACGAGCAGCGCAGGGCTGAGCTCTGTCGTGATCCCACGCTCGTCCACCATGCCGTCGAACGAGGCGATACCGGCTTCTAGCGCTGCTTCGCTGAGATCCACCGCGACAGTCGGCCGGTTGGCATAGGTTCCACCAGTGGCTTGGATCGGGTGATCCGTCGCGAACAGTGCCTTGCCATCACGCCCAACGTAGCGCGTGGTGTCGAAGCTATGGTTCAGCACGTCATGCCCATACAGCTCCGTCGTGACTCGTGCCGAGCGACCGAGGTCTCCTGCGAGCTTCGCGATGACTTGGTACTGCTCATCCTGCTGCATTTCCTCGGATGCGAGGAAACCCAGTGCGAAGCTGTCATGCACGATGCGGACGCCAGGGATCTTGAGCGGCTCGTCCAGCATCGTCGGGGCAAGCTCACCCTTCTTGGCGAGCGGGCCGAAACCCGTCGCGTCGAAGAAATCCTCGTAGGCTCGCGTCGAGGTCTCGACTCGCACGAAGCGAGTGAACTGCGAAGGACGTTCTCGCAGCTTCCTGAACGTAAACCGATTGAGGCCGGGAGCCAGATACTCCGCGTTACCTCCGCGAATGAAAGGCATCTGAGGCTCCGGTTAAGGTGAGCCGACCACGGCATCGAGGAAGCTGACGAGAACTTCAGCACCCATGCCGAGATCGAGTGAAAGATCGCGCTCGTACTTCACGCAGACGTTGGTGGTGTCGCTGAAGTCGACTTTCCACTCGTTATCTGTGTCCTTCACGATACCGTAACTGCCGCCAGTCGCCGCAGGCTTCAAGCCTGTGAACGTCGTGCGCCAATACGTTCCACGCAGTGTGGTTCCTTGCATTCTTCCCGGCGGGAACTCCTTTCCGGTCAGAAAGCTGAACCCGCTTGTGTTGGCGCCGCACGGAGCAAGCGAGATCGCATCGATCAGATCAGGATCTGCTCCGCACTCTGTGTAGTTGTCGTCCACGTCGCGCACTATAGGCGAGCCCTCCAAGAAGGCTTGACTCGCTGCTAGTGCGCGCTCTTCCGTGAGCGGCACTGCGACGCCGACAGGTTGTGCAAGCTTAAATCCCATTGCTTACTCCTTGTCGGTGATGACCTCGACTGGCTCCCCGAGATCTTGGGAGACCTTGTCCGCAGTCTTCTTGAACCTACGAACCTGCGATCCAAGGCGGTCCAACGCGCGCTTGCGCTTTGCCTTATTCCTTGCGCGCTCCTTCGCCCGAGGACAACGCATCAAGACCGTATCTCCAACGACGTAGCGTCCATCCTGGATGTCGGGAGACTCACCGACTTGCGTCTTGATGTCTGGTTCTCGCTCGGGGTCTACAAAGATGTAGCCCTTCTGCTTTGCTCGCGCCATCTTGATATTCGCGGAACGGTTGACGAACTTGTAGGTATAGTTCTTATCAAGCGTCCGCATATCAAGATCAAGTAACGAGCCCATCTGGTTCAGATCTTCTACTTCAAGTTGTGGCACCTCCCTTCGACGTGGACGATCTCGCTCCTCGTCAGGGTTGCCAATCCTGGTGGAGCTTGGAACGTGTGCTGGTTGCTCAGCCGGAAAGCGCTCAGCGAGGGCATCGACCGAGTTGGCTGGATCATTCCCTGTGACCATCTTCTCGACGCCCATAGATCACCCGCCTCCGAAGCGTTGCGGAGGAAGCTGTTGCTGCGGCTGTTGCTGGCCGTTCTGTCTCGGCGGCGGCACACGACCGCCCCAGTGGTCAGCATACTCTTGCAGTGGAATCCCAAACTTCCGTGCGATCTGAATTGCTCGTGGGTCTTGCATGACCGAGCCACCACCGTTACCACCGCCCTGACCAGGCTGACTACTCGGAGCTTCGACGAAGTCCCAAGCCGGTGCCTCGGTCTGGATCGGTGTGCCAGGTTGGTGCCAGCCCTGCTGACCTTGCGGCTGATCGAAGTCAAGTTGCTGCCCACCATACGATGGTTGCCCACCGATCTGACTGAGCAACCGACCCTTGACGGCGTAGTACGCGTTCCGCCAAAGTTCAGGATCAGAAAGCTGCTCCTCACTTGCGCCTTGGAGCGCCTGCAGGATGTACGTGTGGTACTGGTTCCAATCCGCGAACTCGCGCTTGACTTGCTGGAACGTCTGCTCAGCACTGACCTTGTGAACCGGCGCCATGAGCTGTGGCAAGACTTCGCCAAGCACTCGTCGAATCGTCTGCTCCATCGTCTGCGTCGAGTCTGCCTGAGGAGCTTGCTGCTGTGGCGGGATATAAGACTGCTGTCCCTGCTGCTGTGGCTGACGCCAGCCAGGCTGTGGCTGACCAGGTAGTGCTGGCTGAAATCCCGGCTGTTGCTGTTGCTGCACCTGCGGCTCACCACGCAGACCCTGACGCGCGGCCTCTTGCTCCTCGCGTTTGCGACGCAAGAAGTCCTCGCGCATGATCTTGTAGTACTGCAACGCCTCGCCGATTGGCTTGCCCCATAGCTCTTGCGGCCATTGAAGATCACCATGAGGAACTAGCTGCCGAGGGTTCACGTTCGGCAGCGGAGCTGGCTGCTGTATAGGTGACTGTTGCTGTGGTGACGGCTGATACCCTGGTGGCATAGCCGGAGGCATCACAGCTGGCTGATTCCAGCCTTGCTGCTGTGTAGCTTGGAACTGCTGCATGTTCGGAGGTGTCATCGGTAGTCCCTGGAGGTACCGGCGTTAGAGAGGTCTTGATCGGCTACGCCGTGAGCGCGACCAAGAAGTTTATCTGGTAGTGCAAAGATTTCTTCGAACGCATCGAGCTTGCCCTGGAGGTTCATCATTTCGTTAGGGTCTCGGGAAGATCGCAGGCGCCTGTAGTGTTGGTTGAATAGAGCTTGGCCCGCCGCCCAGAAGAGGCGGTAGCCCTCCGATTCCCGCATTGCCTGGACCCACTGGTGGGCCTCCGGGTCCTTGAGCTGCTCCAGCGGGTGCTGCTCCGAGGAGCTGGCTGACCTGTCCTGAGAGTTGCTGGAGTTCATCGAGATCCGGGAGGATTGAGTCAAGGTCCTGTTCCTCATAGTTGTCTAGGATTCTACGTGCGAGGATCAAGCCTCCCTGAACCATCTGTGCAGCAAGAACCCGGAGAGGCGCAGGTACTTGTGGATTGACGACGATCGACATACCCTGGAACATCTGCTGGTAGAACTGAGTAACAAGACCGAAGATGAGCTGGTCAGTCCTGATCTTGGTTTCCTTGTTCAGCTGCGAGTTGGTCGCTGTGACCTTGATCGAGACCCCGGTGCGGATGGCATCAAGCGGGAAGTGTAGTACCGAGTTTACGACTGAGCCATCCTTGTCACCCATGACCTCGTAGACCTTGCCCTGCTGATCGAACTGCTGGTACAGCTCGACCACACGCTGACCGACTTGGCCTACAGCAGCGTTCATTTCGCGCAGAGTTTGGTCGCGAAGCTTACGACCCTGTTGGAGCATCTGGATCGTAGTCGTCGCGGTCGAGTAGCTGATCGCAGGATTGCCCGCGCCGCCACGGTCGTAGTCTGAGATACCGGCGCGACCGCGATAGTAGTTAATGACAAGCTCTTCCTCTTGTACCGTACTCTGCGCTTCGTAACCAACCGGGAATGGCTTGACACCATCGGGATCATCTACAAGCATGATTCGACCAGGCCACCACGGCTCGTCTTGCTTGAGTCCGATCCCACGCCGAGCGATAAAGGCAGCAGTATTCCTAATCGTACCATTGTCGATTCGCTGGTTGTGCATAGCCGAGACTTCTTCCTGCGCCATCTCGTCTATCTCGCACATGCCGATGCCGTAGAAGCGTCCCTCCTTGCGGATGAATCTTGCGGCGGAGTACGGCGCCTCTTGATGAAAAAATGGATTGAAGTCTATGCGAGCGTAGGTTCCGCTCGGGACGTGGATCGTGCAGACCAGTGGCAGCGTCTCACCGATGCCAAGGATGTCGAACTTTGGCCAGAACTCAAACAGCTCGAACTTGTCACGCAAGCCAGGTAAGAGCTTGTCCAAGAGCTCCTGCTCGTTCTGGTAGCCATCAAACTCCGAGTTCGAGTTGCTCTGCCGCCAGTGCGCACCCATGCGCTCGATCAAGTCCGGTCGATACACCCCGTCCGCGACACGACGCTGAAGCTGGTCCCAAGTAAGCTCCAGGCGCTCAGCACACCACATCGTGTCTACGAGCTTGTTCGTAGTCGCTGAGGTATAGAAGTTCGCCAGTGGAACCCACGACACTTCGGGACGATTCGTAGTCATTCTGCGAGCCATCTGCTGCACAGTACGTCCGAGCCCCACCTCGCGCCACTCGAAGACGGTCTTGTTATCTCGACGATAGCGAGTCTTGAGAATCCCAGTGCCAAGCTTCACAAGCTCCAAAGCCCAGTCGTTCAGCACATCGTACATTCCGAGTTCAGCCTCTTGTGCCCACTCCAAGAACTCCTCCAGTCTCGCTGCGAACTGCAGCCAGTCTGGACGCAAGCCCTCGGTTGACCACAGGTTCGGTGCGCCAAAGATCACACCCATGAGCTCAGCGACAGTGGTCTCTACGTCAGTGGCTGTTACAGGGATCACCAGGTTAGATGCGCCTTTGAAAGGAAAGTCGTTGAAGGCGTCCTTGGGCTTTGCTCTGTACAGCCTTGCGAACCGAATCCAATCGGCCTCAAGCTCCGAGCGATCGGACTGAGCTTGACGTAGCTCGGCTATGAGCCAGTCCATCAGCTCCGATACTCGACGAGCAGGGAGGTTAGGGATCACTTGGATTCAGCCTTACGCTCAGCGGTTTCGGCTTTGATTTCAGCGGTATCACTAGCCACGGATGGCTTAGCCGCGTCGGTTGGATTAGACTGGATCGATACTCCACGATGGACAAGAGCGTAGACTAGCCCAAACATGGTCATGAGAACTACCACACCATCTTCGGTGAGTTTAGTCTTTGCGCTCTCTGGAACAATGATTCCGTATTTCGAAGCAAGCCAAGTCACTAGTGAGGCTACAGCCACACCAACGAGACGGCTCAGGATAGGTCGAATCCAATCTGGTATCATCTGTTCTCCGGGTTTCCAGCGATCTTTACTAACGCGTCAGTGACTCGAGACTCAACACCGGACTTACGTGCAACATCGACGAGGAGCTCAAGAATTGTTATCTGTATACGATGGATACTGCCCAAGGTCTTACCAAGTTCCTTCTCGGTCTCACTTACGCGTAGGTCCACAGCGGATTCAATGTGCATCTTACGCACCGTGAGATCGTTGAGAGTGTCGTTTTCAAGCTTTGTGAGCCTGGTTTCTAGGCCTGCAATACGTCTTGTGTTACTTACTAACCCCCTCCGAATCTCTCTGTCCTCGTACCGTCTTGCAGCTATTATCGTCACCCCACCAAAGATCGCACCACCAGCTATCTCTGCTAGTTGAACAAAGTCAAACGCCATAGCCTACCCCCGCGAATAACCTGTGATGCGGCTACGTCGTGAGTAGACGCGCTCGACTGCATCCTCCTCTTCCTCGATGTCCTTTGATGACAAGGGTGAGCGCCATAGCTCTGCCCCATAGGCTAGTGCATCGATCTCGTCGTCGTTTTCCAGGTCCGGGTAAAACCGAATCTGGTGACGAAGGGTCGCTTGATTCTTACGAACATACATCCGGCCCTGATTGATAATGGGCTGGAGTTGCTTACGAACACGCTCGGTCTTGGCACGGTTGCGCGGAGTGACGCGCTGCATGTGGATGTAGACGCCAAGCTCCTTGGCTTTCTTCTTGAAGTAAAACGCGGTCTGTTGCTGACCAGCTTCTTCAATACCAAGTACACGCGGTTGCCAACGCTGCCAGAGATCATAGATCTGATCCACGAAGGTATCGGCTGCGACACGACGCGACCAAGCTTCGAGCACAAAGATCTGATCTAGTGGAGACTGTGCCGAGACGATGATCGCCGGGAAGTCTGGCGAGGAGAGCGACCCAGAGTTTGGATCGACTGTCATGACTACGTCAAGGGACTCACGTGGCCAGCGCTGGAGCCAACCGTTCTTGTCACGATAGACGATCGAGCCGTCTTCGTCGAAGTCAAACCAGTTGAGCTTCTCGCTGTGGAAGTCCTTCATGCCGTCAGCGATCGGTGAGTTCTTGTACTGAGCGTAGTACAAGATCGGATCGATTATGCTGAGGCGCTGAAGGTATTCGAGCGAGAACTTACGTGGGAAGATTGGCTGGAACGTACCACGCTTGGCAAGGACTTCCTCGTCGAGAAGCTCTGACTTGTTACGACCTACGTAGCCGAAGCCGCCTTCGCGGAGGACTTCGAGGCCAAGATGCTCTGGCACAAGCTCGATATCCTCGCGCGAGAAGTAGCTCATGTCCTCGCCGTAGGCTTCGAGCATAGCTCGGTAGAGATCGTACAAGGCCCAGCGAGTGCCAATCCAATCAATCATGTCCTCGTTGGCATCGACGAGAAGTGGCTCCAGCGTCTTGGAGTACCTGATCGCGCGTTGCATCTCAGCTGCAGATTCACGCGCAGCCATACCGATGAGGTCATCGTTCTTGATCCTGGTATAGTGTCGCGAGACGACAGCGCCACCTAGACCGATCGCGTTGTAGGTCCATTCCTTGTACGAAGTCTTACGTGGCAAGCAGGCCTTCGTCGAGGACCACTTGGAACCAGGACCAGTGATACGAGTCGGAACAAGCTCAGGGAAGAGCAGCGCGAGGACCTCGTTGGACTCCCAGTGTGCCTTGATCTCAGCGAGGAAGCCAATAGAGTTGTCCTCGATCTCGTTGATCAGTAAGATCCGAGTTTCCTCTGGATCCTCAAGTGACAGACCGATCGAGTCTGTGACGGTACAAAGCGTAGACTTCAAGTGACCACGTGGACTCAAGTACATCCTGCGCTTCTTGGATCGGTCCTCGATCGCACGGCACAGTGGTCCGTGAGTATAGGGGTTGATGTCCTTGTATCCCAAGACACCAAAGCCTAGGAAGTACCTATCATGCTTCGCCCTGTGCCTGAGCTTCTCGATCATACTCGTGCTCATGCCCTTGATCTCCTCGACAAGCTCGGGATCAGGCTTAGCCTCGTATGGTGCTCGGAAGCTGGCTGGAAAGGCAGCAGAGTCAATCACGCCAGGGAAGCCACTAGGTAAGGAGAGGGAAGGCTCGACGGGAAAGTGCGATCGGGCAGGCCACTACAGAAGAAGGAAAGGCAAAGGAAGGGAAGGGAAAGGCAAAAGCAACTGCAAAGGCAACCTATCGCGGATCGCTGATTACACGATGTAATCAGGCGCCGATTCACTTCGGCGGTCCTCCGAAGAGCGGCGTGAGGATCGCTAGCAGTCGCTCTCCGGTGACATCGAACTGAATAAACTTCCAACCTATATGGCCGAAGTTCTCGTCGCGCCGGGTGTCAAGGTACGCGTAGATCAGCGACCACGCTGCCTCGAGTATTCCTGCCTCGACCTTGTTCGTGGCCGCAGCCGTGAGAGTTGCCATTAGTTGATGACTAGCTCGATGTGGCCCCAGTCCAGAAACGTCTCGTCACGTGGATCGAGGTTACGGTTCCAATCAGCGCCCCAACGGATATCTATACCAAGCTGCGCAGCGACCACGAAGTGCACTCCTGCGATCATCGCGAAGCGCGCATGAGGCAGTTGACCCTCAGACCAATCCTCTGGATAGGGCGAGAAGTCATAGGCCAGGCTCGGCTGATGGTTATGCCTGCCGTTAGGCCAATCGAGTTTAGACTTCCCGGTGAGGTAGTCACGGTGTTGCATGACTTGGTTACGGAACCCCTCCACGATCGAGAAGTCCGGTCCATACTTGATCGCCTCATTCGCGATGCGCTGCAGGCGAGGATCGCAGGTCGCAAGTTGTGTGAGTGAGGCAGCACCAAAGATGTGTGGCGGGCTCGTACTCATCCTACCCGCCTCAGGTCAGGATGCTCGGCCGAAGCCGGCAGTGGCGCTTGGGCCTCTACGCTCTCGTGCGGGGGCACGCTCGGCGTTCGACCAGGCATGACTTGAGCATCAACTCGCTCTGAGGCCTCAAGCGCCTGCGCAAGTCTCGCAAGGGTATTTCCGGTAGCAGCAGCGGGTGTAGGCGCTTCGTTCTTGACAGTCGATGTTGGACCATAGCCAGCACGGTCAAGCATCCCGAAGGTCACACGCGCAACCGTCTTGAGATCATTCGACTGCATCGCATGTTCATAGGTCAGCTCCATCAGGTCCTCAGCCATGTCCTCAAGCCGAGTCTTTATGTCCAGGACCTTTGGCCCACGACTTGCAAGCAGCGCGCTCTTGATCTTGATAACGTAGGGATGGTGCAGCAGCAGGCTGATATAGATCTGGTTTAACCCAAGTGTCTGTGCTATCATCCGGGTACGGAAGCCAGCAGCTGAGAGCAGCGCAAGGTTCACATGCACAGCGTTGAGCTTCTTGGGCATGCTACCTCGGAGCTCTTCCTCCAGTGGCTCAACACCTTCCATACAGCGAAAGATCAGACCTTGAATTTCCTTCGGCAACGCATCTGGTGCCATCGCTTCGTCAGCGGTCAGCACGCCACCAGACGCCGCCTCTGGGCACGACAAGACCTTGCCCTGAGCGTTCAGCGGCGCGCCTTCGATCTGCTCCTCGCGCTCCAGACGTTCACTTATGCCCATGATGTCCCTTACCACCACGCGGATCGCTGACGAGCACTGTAACCTTGTTCGACGCGAGCTCGCCAGCGGTTACCCAGACATGCGCGATGCCGGCCTGCAGGCACTCGATCTCCAGACTATTCCCCTGCGGTGGTCCGTTGATAAGCGCTACCGCACCATTCGAGGCTTGGTTTACCAGTGGTGGCAGGTTCATCGGCGCACCGTTCTGATCAAACGCCCCGACGTTCACAAACGAGGGCACCGCCACAATACCCGAGACCGCGTCTGGTCCAAGCACAAGGCTCGTAAGCACAGGTGCAAGATTGACCACCGAGGTCGAGACATGGTTGGACTCCACTGAGCCAGCCGTAACCCAAAGCTCGCAGGTGCCTAGACCAATGCCGACAGCCTGCAGAGGTGAATCAGTGAGGTCCGCAACGCCCACGTTCGAGGTGTGTAGTGTAAGTGCTGGTACATCCATCGACACACCGAACTGGTCAAGCGCAGTCACGGTTAGGCTTTGCGCCCCACCGACTCCGATTGATGCACTGCTTGGGCGAACTTGCAGTGTCGTAAGCACCTGCGTCGGCGGAGTAACCCCGCCGCTGCCACCACTGCCAAGATACGCGTCAACCTCAGCCTCAGTCGTCGCAAAGATCGGGTTGTCGAGGTAGCGTTCTTCCACAAGCTTCGCCGAGCCATTCAGCTGCTCGCCGATTCTGTAGTCAACCCACTGGTACGTTGCCGGATCATCCGGCCATGAGGGATCTGTCCAGTGCATGTCAACGCACTCGAACAGCAGCACATCATCGAACCAGATCCGCAAGATACCGTCTTGGGCTGTGAACGAGGAGTTCAGCTTCTGATACACCTTGAGCTTGTGCCAGGCCTTGGTGGTGACATTCGCGGGACCGTACCAAGTTCCTGGTCCAGCTTGTGGAACCTCTGGGCCGAAGCTCGAGACAAGTGTGCCATCTGCGGCCACAAGATGCGCGTTGACAAGCCACTGCAGCTGCGAGCCCGCGGGAATCGGCGGGGCGACCGAGTTTACCAGCGCAATAACGAAGTTGAACGCGCGCTGGAAACCCCAGGAGTCATTCGACCAGCCCCAATAGCACAGTTTCCTGATCGCCGGCAGGAGCCCGTCGGTGTCGAGGTAGAACTTCCACCCACACCAAAGCTCCTCACCGAGCTTCTTGCCGGGGTTGAACGCAGGCGCTGGAGCGATCGCTATGTTCGAGTCGAAGTTCCCGCTGTCAGGGAAGTTCTCGAAGTGGATGTCTGCGACCCGGCCCTCTCCGCGCAGCGTAGGATCTGGTTTAACAGTGATAAGCCCACCGACGCTCGCATAGGGGTTGACGAAGTTCCCTAGCGTTCCGTCTTGAAAGTCATGTGCGACGAGGATGGTCATCAGGATACCGTGATGTAGGAGCTGTCGGTCTGATTGCGCTGCTGAGCAAGGATACGATCTGCTGAGTCGACGTTTGATATATCAACCCAGGGCTCATCGATGTCTCCATTGAAGGAGTCTCCATCATTATAGCCGATTGAACCAATCTGCAGATCGCCTTGGTTATCAAGTCCGCCACTGAACGGAGCTGTTCCGTCTTCGACTCCGTTCAAGAATATCTTCAAGTTTGTGCCATCATACCTGCCAACAAAGCGAGACCAGACTGCGCTGGTAATCGTTGTCACTCCGGAGACAGTTCTGTAGACACCATCACCCTGTGTGAAGATCGCCATCGCCTTTGGTGAGGCGCCACTGGTTATCAAGATACCATAGTTGATGAAGCTACCACTAGTACCAAGTCTACCCTTCCCAAGAATCTCCTGTTGAACACCGTTCAGCGTTGGCTTGGCCCAAGCGCTGACGGTAAACACTGTTAGTGCGTCGGGATTATTGCCTGATGCTCTGTCAAGTCGTTGTGCTGATGACTGAACCAGATGAAGCGCGCCTATTCCGAGCTTGCCGGGAGTCGAGCCGCTTGCACCATTAACAGCTGTCATCACTGTTCCAAGCGCAGTTCCGTAGTTATTCGTCGCAGCTGTTACACCATCATCGCTGCCATGATTGACAAATCCCTTACGTGCCCACATTCCAGGACGATCGCCTTGATAAGTCGTGATTCCATTATCACTGTAGACAAGAAACACGACGCTGTCGATACTAGCTGATCCAGCAGGCAACAAGAACCAACCTTCAAGCAACCCAGTAGAATCTGTGGTTGCGGTTGGAGTCATGATATCGTACTTGAGCAGTGAAGTCCCAAGTAAGTCTGTCGCGAACCTACGATGGTTAGCGTTGACTACACTACCACCATTCGCGACAGTCTTGAGTCTCGGATCAAGGATCGAGACAAAGAGCTCGATATCAGTCAGGTTCGAGGGGAACATCGTGTGACTGATCGCGAGTGTGATTGCCGCTGATGCAGCGCCACGCGGCCCGAGCAGTGTCCGAAACATCCTGCTCATGCGAGCGCCTTCCCGTAGGTCCAGAGGAAGCTCGTTCCGTCGTACTCGAACGCGAGCAGGTCGATCGAGCCAGCAGCAGTAGACAGCGGCGCGGTAGTGCCACCACCGCCTACGATAATCGATCCAGCAGGCAGCGTCAGCCCACGCGACCCAGTGCCGTCCTGCGTCACCTTGATGATTCCAGCTGAGCCATTCACTGCACCAACGATCGAGAGCGCTCGGTTGCCTCCAAGCGTAACATACCCCTTTGCCTCACGCTTCTTGGACACGTCCCAGGTAATCGTCGCCCCATCGGTCAGCGGAACCCAAGCCGAGATCGGCAGGTCCGATTCCTTGATCGTCGGCTGCTGCGTAGCAACCGTCGAGTTCGATTCCAGGACCACGTTGTCAAGGTAGAACCCAATCGTCCCACCGCCACCGTTGACCTTGAACTCGACCCTGTCCACGGTTGTGCCAGCGGGGATCGCGAAGCTGACCATCGGGATTACGATCTGCTGGTAACTCCCAGTCGTGCTGGAGTTAAACCCAAACCGTCCGCTCGCGAGCGCTGCAGACTGCCCGACCTTGACCCCACCCGCATACCAAGTCACCTGCACTGACTTCGGGTTCGGCCAAGTCGCCTTCGATCGAATCTGGAACACAAGCTGCTTGGCACTGTCAACCGAGATCAGCGAGGCGTTCGTGTACCGGACGTAGTCACCACTCGCAGCCGCAGTGAACTCGGTGTCCTTGGTCCCCGCAAACGGGTTCGACGCTGAGGCCGCACTAACCGCTGCGCCCGAGACCGAACTCGTCCACTCAGTGTTCTCCTTGTAAATATCCGTCAGCGTGATCGCAAGCGTCGAGGCGCCAGTCGGCACCAAGACGTAGCTCAAGACCAGCTGTGTCAGCGAGTCTGTGTTCGGGGTGCTCGGGGTCGCCGCAGCCGTACCCGCGACTACGCTCAGCGCCCCAGTGTTATCCACCACTATCGCGTCGATCCTCGGGTTGCTCACGTCCGCAGCGCCGATCGTTACCAGCACTGATGCGAACGGCACAAGCGCGAAGTTGATATACGCCGTGCCAGTGCTCACTCGGAAGCTCAGCCCTGACGAGTACGCTACACCACCGCCCGAGGCCAAGTACGTGCCTTGGCCCACTTGCGAGGCCGGTGGCGGCGCGAGGGTCGCAAGATCATCTAGGTACGCGAGATCCGCTGAGGTCGCCATCAGCTCACCACCGCGTAGCGTCCAGAGCTCGTCTGGCTCAGCGTCAGCCCTGTAAACACAGTGCCGACAGCAAACCTGTCAGCACCACTGCCCAGAGCAGGAAATAATCCGCTCGGCGGATCTGTCGAGATCGCGTAGCGCCCACTGGTCGAGCCCGCCACGAAGTTATAGGTAAACGCGCCCACTCCACCACCGCCAAGGCTGATCCCACTTGGCCAAGGCGCGTTGAACCGTCGTTTCCAGAGTGTCATCGTCTCAGGCCTGCTTCACGTCGAGGCCTACGGAGCCGTCGCCACCAGTGCCATCGGTGCGCTTGACCTGCACGCGCTGCGCCCCGGAGACATCTGCCCAGGCGTACTGGCTTGGTCCTGTGATCTGGACAGCGGGAACGTTCAGTACCCCGTCGAATACTCCGATCGTTGTCCACTCGTCAGGAAAGAACTCTGCTTGCAGCACGAACACAGCGCCAGCTGCAGCCGTGCTCGGGGTTGCTATCGCGGCGATCTGGGTTCGATCCTGCGGGACCTTGAACGGACCAAGAATCCCGTTCTGTGCGAGGTTCGTCGCTTGCATTAGCGTCGCCCTCGCTTGCTAGGTCCAGTCCCTGGATCAAACACCGTGACCTTGATCTTGTTGCTCAGGATCGATCCACCATCGCTGACCCAAAGCTCACAGCTGCCAGCAGCGACAGGATCGATCGGAAGGGCTGTGCCGTCTACTGTACCGATCGCGGCGATCCCGGCGTTGCTCGTGAACCTGGTCAGCGACGGTATCGCCATCGATGCTCCTGTGCCATCAAACGCCGCGACGCGAGCTATACCAGTGTCATCCAGCGACACCAGTACGCTCGCGGGACCGATGGCTAAGGTCTGCAGAGCCATCGTGGCCTACTTGCCCAGATTCGTGTCTTTCTTTTGCTCGGCTCTGAATGCCTCTCGCGTGACTCGGACACCGGCGACGTTGAGTCTGTACCCGCGATCCGTGGCGATCGCTGCAAGCTCCGATCGACTCAGTCGATCGATCTGCTTGTCAGTGAGCCGCGTGTTCTTGGGCAACCCATGCGAGGGGATCGCGTCTGGATCAGTCTTGGTCGGAGTCGCTGGCGCACCGTGGGGCTTCGGTGAGGCAGGAGCAGCGGCAGCACTCGCACTCTTCGGGCTTGCCCCTGCTTGCGCTTCCTTCGGTTGGACCACTGCTCCACCCATCGTGGGCGTCGGCGTGGTCTTGGCAGCCGCACTCGGCGCTGCAGTCTTTGCTGGCGCGCTAGGCGTCGCAGCCTTGTTCGGTTCGTCAGCCATCAACGTGCTCCGGTTAGGGTTCGATCGCCTGCGTCTGGGCCAGTCTTAGCTCTTGGGCGATGGCTTGCTGGTTACACGATGTAATCAGGAGTTCGATTGCTCTCTGTCCTTCTTGCCACCCTCACCAGCTCGCCATCCACAGTCCCTTCCGCCCACCATGACCGCCCATCATGGTACCGGGATCTATACCATAGTGTCATCCGTGGCGCAATCGCCCCCGTTGGGCCTGGGTGTCCACCTTGGGCCTTTCCAGCTACCTAATCTTCTGAGATGTCAAATATAGTCTGGGACTGTTTCGCCCCGCCGGCCAGATCGCGTTTTCGGGGTCGGCTTTGCCAGGATAGCACCATCGACCAGGAGCGCGCTGTCGAACTGGCGGAGGCGCGACTGTTGCGGAGAGTCCGCCGCACATTGTCGCGTGGACGCAACAGCCAGCGCTCGCGATCGATCGATTAACCGCGTTGATCGACGGTTAACATGTGTCCGCACACCAGGCACGCCGTTTGCACTTGGAGCGGTCGCCGGGGAACCGCCCCGACATAACACCACAACCCGAGGGATACACAAATGCGGGAACACATTTCGACCGTCCAGAAGGGGAACGATGTTCGAGCCGAGTTCGTCGGCAAGACAGTGACATGGCAGAAGGCCCAGACGGTGGACGAAGCCCTGACGAACGGACACTTCGCCAGCGAGGCCGCACTCGTCGCCGCTGCCGAGGCTCAGCGCGATATCGCGATCCGTGCCGAGGTCCGCAAGATCCTGGGCAAGCCGGACGGTACGCTTGAGCAGGCGCAGGCCAAAGCTGTGACGGTCAAGGTCGGCGAGGCACGTCAGCGCGAACCCGGTGCAGTCACGCAACCCAAGACCGCGAAGGGCAAGGTTGACCGAACGGCGAAGGACATCGGTGCAAGCCTGTTCGAGCGCGCGATTGCAAACCCGGACTGGGGCCGCCAGGCCATCGAGTTCGGCGCATTCACGCAGGAGCAACTCGACGCGTACGTCGCCGCGAAGCACGAGGTCGAGGTCGCGAAGCAGGCGGCTGCCGCAGCCAAGGCGGTCGATGATCGCCTGAACGGTGGTGAGGCCACGCAGGAGCAGGCCACAGAGCAGGCTGTACCAACGCCAGAGCCGACAGTCGAGGCTCCGAAGGCTGGTCGCCGGAACCGCTGACCGACGCATCAAACCTCGGGACGGGTAGCTAGCGCGGTCCCCCAGCGCGAGCGAAGTAGGCCAGGACGCTTGGACAGGTTCTGGCCTATTTTGCTTGATAGGTCCAAGTGGGCACGGTCGCGGAGATGCGGGAGTGTATACAATCGACCATCGCGGGCGACATCGAACACGCGCTCACGCGTACGAGATCGAACGGAACGCCACCGGCACGCCACGATCACATATCCGGGATACATCGGGATACCCTCGCGAGATCGCGCCGCAAAATCGCCAACCAACCATCCAGCCAGCCAACCATGTATGAATTTTCGGCGCCACACATCCATGTCCAAAAAAGTGGACACCACTGGTGAGTGACACCAGTCGAGTCAATTCTAGCAGTGTTTGACTATTGACTGGGGAAATTGGCTAGTAGAAGTGTAATTCATATATATATAATATACCAATACACCAAACGACACTCACCAGCATCCTAGACCGATCGAGCCTCGAGACCAGGATGCTGGTCTCGTCTCGCGTCGAGACCAGGATGCTGGTCCCAACGTGTGGTCAGGCCAGCGTGCTGGACATGGTTGGTTGGCCGAGAGGCGGGAGTGGATGACGTGGCTGGTTGGATGGATGGATGGATGGAGTAACCGTCTAACGTCGTAACACGTTGCGGTACAACGATTTACAACGGTTGACACCCGCGATCGCATACCGTATATTACCCGGTCCAACCGGACCTACACAACTGGGCACGCCAATCAGGAGACGCAATGGGCAGTCGATTCGGTGAAATCAAGACGTGGTACGTCGAGTTGCATGGACCAGGACCAACCGACGAGATCGGTACGATTGTCGAGGCGGACAACGGCGACGACGCAGTGACGACAGCACGCCTGCGTGTGAAAGAGGATTACTGGGGACGTGGTGAGGAGCTGGGGCTGGATGATGTGAACCAGATCGACTCGTGGACGGTGACGGACCTGCACCGAGCGGACGATCGCTAACCATTAACCGAGGGCAAGGCCATGATCGATGACCTGGAAGCGAAACGACAAGAAGCGCAGGCGGATCGCGATGTCTGCGACCACGATGATGGCGACGAGGACTACGACGACAGCCCGCGCTGCGAGTACTGTGGCAAGGGCATCGTCGAGTTCGACACGTTCGCCTACGCACCGTACTGCAGCGCCGAGTGCCGAGACGAGGCACAGGCCACAATCGAGCCAGACGCAGAATACGAGACGCTACACCAGGGACCGGACGAATGAGCGAAACCGAGAAACCCAAGCGACTCGTCGGCAAGATCGAGGGACTCGAAGGAGTCTACGAGTGCTATGTGTACGCGAAGCAAGAGCCACCGCGATCGAAGCACGCGCTCGGTTACTTGATTGGATACGCCAGTCGAGTGCTAGCATCCGAGGAGTCAGGCTTTAGCCTGATCGTGGAAAGGCCGAGCGAGAGTGCAGGTTAACCTCTCGCCCACCCAGGCAGGGGCGCTTCGACACGGTTCGATTCCGTGACCTGGGACTGGTACAGGAAGTCAGGCAAAGCCTGATCGCAGGTACATCGTTCACCCGCTGATTACACCGTGTAACCAGGAGAAGAGGCAATGTCAACTCAAGTGCAGTCTCGCGAGCTAAGCCCGTACCTTGCAATCCTCGAAGCGGAGATCTCCGCAGACCTCCGCGCTATGATCGACCCTAAGAGCTTGCGCGACGAAGTCCGCAAGACGCTGTTCGAGGAAGTGCTGCGTCAAGCTGGTATCGCGCTGCAAGAGACGTTAAACCACGTCGAGTGGAGTAGCCGAGAAGCTGACGGGCCACAGGTCGAGGCGAAGCTAGCTCGACACCTCGGTTACGTCAACGAGATGCTCAGACTGCGATCGAGCCAGAGGGTCGAGGCCAGTCACCAAATCACCGACGGAGCCAGCGATGCCTGAGGAACTCTGCGCCCACTGTCACGAGTTCGGAGTCGAGAACCACATCAGCCCAAGGCTCAAGCTGCACAAGGTCCGTGTGCTCAAGATCGAGGGCATGGTTGTGGACTTCGACCAGCAGATCTCGCTGCACACCCGCTGCGTAGTGGACTGGCTGAACTTGCACACGGACTGCGCGCTCACTAGCGTGGATGCTGCGCTATGATCCGCTGCCGCACGAAGGTTCAGACCGAGGACGAATCTCCGCTAGTCAGCGAGCGCACGCATCTGCTCGCAGCCGAGACCGTCCTCGACACAGGCAAGGGATTCAAGATCATTATATACCTAGACTCGAACGGTGACTGGTCGATCAAGCTTGACAGCACCAATCCGAAGCAAGCAGAGCTATTTCACGCAGGTAACTGGAGACGCCAAGTATGAGAACCGCATCGACGTATGCCAGCGCAATCGCCTTGTTCCTTGTGCTAGTTCTGACAGCGCTGGTCATCGCCAAGCCATGACCGAGCAGCGCTACCAGTTCATTCGCAAGCTCAACGCCGAGCTAGACGAACTCCCTAACGGAGCGTTCGTGGCGGCTATGGAAGAATCCGGCGTCTCGATCGAGGAGCTGAGTTCGTTCTCAGCCGAGTTCAAGCGACGCCACGACAGCTACATCAAACCCAAGCACCCACCGAGGAGATTGTGAACACAGACCAGCAAGCACGACACCCGCAGGAGGTCCTCCTCGTCGAGGGCGATGGTGTGACCTTGACCAGTGAGGGGCTCAAGCTTTACTCCTCGATCCACCGCGACGCTGCCAAGCGAGACGCGTTCACCGAGCAGTCGATCCGTCAGGCTGTGTACAAGGAGGTTCCTCGTGGCTGAGTCCTCGACTGACTTGCCCAGGCTCGTGCAGCTTCAGCTCAACCACGATGAAATCCACTTGATCATCGGAATGCTGAACGTCAAGCTCGCGGCGCTCTCGGGCGATATCTTCGCTGCTCTGGAGCAGAACGAAGTAGTAGACGAGGCGATGGAGAGCCTCGGCAGGTCTGGCATGGAGTACTTCGCTACCAAGCTATCCATCCTTCACAAGGGACTTTGCGGATGACAGAGGTACTGTATCGCTATGATATGGTACGCTGGAGTCTTGGAGTAGATCAGTGGGATAATTCTATTCCAGGACACAGCCTCACTGTACGTTGCAGCGAGTACCACATCATCAGGCGAACACCGCAAGGTGCTTGGATCGAGGCCAACGGCGGAGAGAAGTTCGTGCGACTCACAGCACGAAAGCAGTTCGCCTGCGAGACGCGTGAGCTAGCAGCAGAATCCTTCCGCAGACGCAAGCAGAGACACCTTGGGATTCTCAAGGCGCAGATCGAGGACGTAGAGAAAGCACTTAAACTCATTGACAAGGAGACGCTGTAATGCCCAGACACGACGACCTCGACGATCTCGACGACCTCCTCGACGAGGACGCGATCGACCCAGTAGACCCTGACCAGGACTGGCCAGACGACGAGGACGAAGACGACGACCTGTGGGACGAGGACGACGATGACCTTAACGAGGCGGACTGACCGATGGCAGATATCCTGAATCGAATGGTCGAGCATCACGGCATGGAAATGCTAGGTATGCTCACCGATGTAAACGAAGCCAAGCGACAGCTGCAGGACCTCGGCTTCGACGACGACGCGCGGCTGCTTCAGAGCAATGAGTACGCTGCGAAGCTGTTCTCGGACTTGGTTCGATTGAACTTCCCGGACGGCGAGGTCAAGGACGAGAGCGCTGAGAAGATCGAGTCGATCAGCCGCGATGTGATCGCGCAGCTGAAGCTTCGACCGAACCTGCTCGGTGAAATCTTCGTGATGGAAGGGTACATCGAGTCCTTGATCCGCACTCGGAACATCATGATCGCTGTGGTCATTGGCCAGAAGCTCTTCCCCAAGCGGACGGACTGACCGATGCGAGATACATTCACTATGTCTGTCGATCAGCTCCACAAAGAACTCGAAGCCGAAGGGTTCTCGGAGCAGGACAGCACATTCAAGGGTATGCTGTGGGCACTGGATAAGTTCAAGGAGTATAGCCAGTTGCTCGACGCTATACCCGATCGACATGAGGCAGGGATAGCGGGACTCAAGTGGAACGACAATGTCAAACACCCGATGGCGCTGCTGTACGCGACCGATAAGCTACTCGAAGGTCTTCGAGGCTTTCATGCTGCGCTACTACTGCACTGCATGGATAGGTACAGTATCCCGCAGCAGAGCACAGGAGATCTCCACTGATGGCCTACTCAACTAACCCAGGCTTGATCGCTGAGCGAGCGGATTTGCTCGACCGTCTCGCTGCCGGTCAGGCCTGTGCCTGGGAGTGCGACCCAGATCCTCAGGCTACACAGCGCCTGGCATATCGTATCCGCGAGTGTCTAGCGATCGCCACACGGTACTCCGAGGACTTCCCTGCGCTCGCCGAGGCGGCCAAGCGATTCTCGATCGTGATCGTGCGAGACGGCTTGGTCGAAGCCAAAGCTAAGCAGGCGAACCACGCAAGCGCGGTAGTGGTAGGTGCTGCTGCACCGATGGTGCAGACACCACTAGCTGTTGCACGACCAAATACTCAGACGGTTGGGCTCACTCGTGCTGACGAGCTAATCGCGGCATGGATCAGCATTCAGCCATCCAACGACCCGCTGAGGTTCGAGCAAACCACGCTGAGCGACATCGAACTCCGCGCGCTACACGCTTGGACCAGCGATCCAATGCACCACCTTGCGATCCTCGTAGGCGATGGTCACGTCACGCTCACGCGCTTCAAGAAAGGTATCGAAGCTATCGCCTGGACTCCACCACAACCGGCACCAGCACCGAAGAGGTTTGACCTATGAGTCAGGGCAGCACACACGCCAGGCAATTCGAGTTTGAGCGAGGGACTGACAACTACGTCGTCTATAAGACCAAACTCGACGGTAATCGTATAGGTATCTTGTACCTACCAAAGGAACTGTTGAGCTTTCCATACGCTACCGCGTTCCAGGCCTACGTCGGCTCGAAGAAGCTGCCCGACGACGAGCTTCGCGAGCTACGTGCTGAGAATATACTGCTGCATGAGAGGCTCAAGGAAATCGATCGAATCATTAACAGGAGCTAGCCATGAAACCCCTTGGACCAGGTAAGGCTCGTACAGAGCTGGCAGAGGCTATCGAAGAACTTCTTTTACAAGGTGATACTCTACCAGTCGATCTTCAAGAGCTGCGTCAACGAGACTCGAAGCTCGTTGCAGCCATCCTTGGCGGAGCGATCGAGGAAGCGCTCTTCGAAGTCACCGGCACGCGGGACAAGGCTCAGCGTGCGCTGTTCTGGCGCTACCTCAACCACAACATCTTCGATCTCACCAGAACCCTCAAGGCCAGTAACTTGCTGGACAAGGTGAGGTAGCGATGAGCAGCGAGTTGAAGAAAGCCGACATCACGCTCAGCGTTCTCAAGCGGTTTCAGTCCAAGACAGTCCCTCGAGATGACGGCTGTTTGATCTGGCAGGGACAGTTTAGAACGCTGAGCACTGGTCGTCGCTACCCGTTGATGTCTGTCGGTGGCAGACAGCGACCAGCACAGCAAGTGGCTTGGAGGATTGCGAACTCGATAGACCACAACCTCCCCGCTCGAATCACACAGTCCTGCGACAACGACCTGTGTGTCAACCCAGAGCATCAAGTCGCAGCGGAGACGAATCTCAAGCGGTACAACCTTAACAAGGCCAGGTCCTAATGCCTCGCTCACATCACCGCAAGGGAGTCGTTCGCGGCAAGACCAAGGACCAGATCGAACGCGTGAAGTGGGCTGCGCAGCGGAAGGCCAGGCACGCGAGAGAGGTGGAACGCCTGGCACTCCGCGTCGCAGCGAATCACCAGCATATCGAACGACTCTCTGCACGTGCGCTGGTTACACCGAGTAATCAGGAAGAACAAACCACTGGACCCGGAGAACGCCCATGAGCCTCTGGTATTGCAACGAGCATGGATCGGTCGGTCCGAAAGCCTGCTGCGCGCGCGCCTCACGCGTGGGATCATTCACGAACGTGGCCGAAGAGCCGCGCGCCGCCGTCGAGCCGACACGAGAGACACCATCGTGGAAGCGCGGCGAGGATTGGGCTTGCGGGCATGTGTCGCCCGTTCATTCGCGTGGCGGCGTCGGATTGAAGGGCGCGATTATCTGCGAGCGTCCGCGAGGCCACACGGACGACCATGAGCACTACGGCGGCTATCACTGGCCGAACGCGTTGAACGACGAACTTTTCGCGCTCCGCGCTCAACTCGCCGAGGCGAGCCGAGACAGCGAGAAAGCATTTCTGCGAGGCTACGAACTCGGCGCGATTGATTGGGTGCGCGAGGAGCGGGCGGTCATCGCAAACATCCAAGCACTCGCCGCGACGCGCTGGAAAAGCTGGCGTCGCGGCCCGCGCTCTCTCTCTCCAGGAGATGCTGCCAAGGAGGCCAACGATCGATAACCGGCAAACGTCGTAACCCATTGCGCCGTAACGCTTTACGCACCCTTGCACACACGGACACAACCGTTTATTATGCGGGTCCACGCGGACCTCCGGTCCCAACCAGCCCAGGTTATTCCTCCAGTCGAGAGCTACTCCAGTGTCAGTCCGTACCAAAGTCCGCACGCATGTAGACACCGAGTTGATGAAGCGCTTCCGCACGCGCTTTCCTATCGAAGGTGCTACGTCCTGGCTCCTCGAAACCTCGATGAGGATGCTGATGGAGTCCGAGGACCTCGACGATGCCGAGGGTGCGATTATGCAGTCCATGAAGGACCTGCTGTTCAAACACAAACAAGAGGCCGCCCAACGTGTCAGAGTCGCCAACGCCAACAGTCTCGCAGCTCAGTCCGCCGCCACCAAGCGCTGAGCTACCAGCTTTCTCCAGCCGCATCGGGAGAGTGATCGACAATACCGCCCTGAAAGACTACATGACCTGCCCGAGCAAGTACCTGTTCGGGATGTACCTAGACCGTCGCAAAGACGGAGTAACCGCAGCTACGAACTACGGTTCGTGCTGGCACAAGGCCCAGGAGGTTGGGTACAAGTCACCAGAGGTTCACCAAGACGACTTGCTCGATGCCGTTCGTATGGCAGTGGTAGACAGCTGGCGTATGCCAGTCAGTGACGACCACCGCACGCTGAACCGATTGATGCTGGAGTATGAGAAGTACCTGCGCAAGTGGGGAATGCCTTGGGCTGAGCCGGAGTACGTTACCGTGGGCTGGCCCGAGTCGCCCTTTGTCGAGCTCGCAGTGGATGTACCTATCCCAGGTGCTCGCCATCCGTATGCGGGCAAGCTCGATCGCATCGCGGTCACTCGGACAGGTCACAAGACTTGGATCCTCGAGGACCACAAGACAACATCGCAGATGCGCAGCGACTCGTTCAAGCAGTGGTCGATCGACAACCAGATGATCGGCTACGCAGCGCTTGCACAACGCCTCACCGGCTTGCCGATTGCAGGCGTCCGCATCAACCTGCATGTGATCCACAAGTCCGATTCCATCTTCGAGCGCCAGCTGATTCCGTTCTCGCAACCGAGGATTGAGTCTTGGCAGCGCTTGTACGATGTGTGGCTTGGTCAGCTTGAACGATCGATCGATCTTTACGCTGAGGCTGAGTCTATGCTCGCGCACGAAGGCTGGACACCTGAATACGATCGCCTAGTACTCGAAGCATTTCCTCAGAACTTCACAGCCTGTGCCGGCAAGTACGGCATGTGCGGGTACTTCGACGTATGCACTATGCCACCACAGCTCAGGATGCGCCACCTGGAGCAATACTTTGAAGTCTTCCCTTGGGACCCTCTCCACGCCGAGGATGCCGCAGATGTCTGAGCGCACCGAGACAAAGTCTAAGCTGGCCAAGATGCTCACGATGGGACCGGGGAAGATCGCAGTCCTCGTCGAGCTCAAGCCGACGGTCTACTCCGGCCTCGTAGTCTCCCGCGACGTTGCTCGCTCAATTCACGAGGAGCGGCATACCCAGGGCGAAGTCATCGCGATGGGTGAAGAGCTGATGGAGGACGAGGACAGATGGTTCGAGGTCGGAGATATCGTAGTCTTTGGCAAATTCTCCGGCACGAAGCTGACGTACCAGCCTGAGGATGGCACCGAGCGCGATCGCGAGGAAGTCATCGTGCTCATGGAGAAGGACATCCTGTGCAAGCTCAACGTAGTCGGAGCCAAGGTAGGAGTCAAGACATGAAGAGCTATAACGCGAAAGTCAAGATCTATCGGCGCGTACCAAGCGCCACTGCCGACAAGCTCACCGAGGTCAGGGAGCACTGGGCTCCAGTTGGCTCTGCGTTCGAGCTGCCCTCCGGCCAGATCAACCTCATCATCGATCTTCTACCTGTGCGTGAGGCCACTTGGGACGGCTGCATCGCACTCTTCCCACGCGAGGGAACATGAGCCTCAGAATCGATATCGACTATGTGAAGTCAGTCCTACTCGCCGACGGCTGGCATCCTGTATACAAGGAGTCCTTCGATATCGACTCCTACGAGTTCATACAGGAAGCGAACTCTCGGCCTATGCTGATACATTCTGGAGAGCACAGCACCTGTGCTGCTGGCTTCAGCTTCATGGAGGACGAGGACACTGTTATAAGCGGACCAATGACAGCTATCCTTGCGGTGCGTCGATGAACGCAGCAGATATTAAACCCGGCGAGGGAACCAGCTTCTTGCTCGTCGGCAACAAGGGCACGCACAAGACCTGGTTCATCGGCACCTGCCCAACCCCAGCCTACGTCTTCGACCTCGACAATGGCATGGCGGTACATGCTGGTCGAGCCGACATCGACTTCGATAGCTTCAAAGAAATCGCTAGGGCTCGTGCAGGAACAGCCGGGACCAAGGCTGAGGACAAGCTCACGCTGACCGATTGGCAGCGAGCAGAAGGCTGGTACGAGTGGGGCAAGGCATGGCCTGCGATCCTTGACAAGCTGAACGAGATCGGCAGGTCAATGGACGCCGGCACATGCAAGTACAAGACCATCGCATTCGACAGCCTGACCACGCTGACCGACGTGGCACTGACCTACATCTTGCGCCAACACGCAGACGCGTCGAACCCCTCGGGTGAGTTCAAGGACGGACGCCAGATGTGGCAGCCGTTCCTCAGTAACATGTGCGAGCTGTTCGGTCAGTTCTCGGCATGGCCGATTACGAAGGTCCTCACCGCTCACATCAAGAAAGACGAGAACCTGATCGAAGGCACTGTCGAGAAGCTGCCGCTTGTGCCAGGGCAGTTCTCAGGTAAGGTCGGAATCTACTTCGACGAGGTCTACTACACCGAGTCCAAGAACAACATCTTCACTTTCAAGTGCCGTCAAGGCTCGATGGAGAAGATGGCAGCGAGTCGGAAGTACAACTTGCCCGATGGACTGCTTACCGACTTCCGCGAGATCATGAAGCACGTTCAAGCTAAGGGGGGCAAGTGAGTAACACAACTGCTGAGCTCAGCGCTCACGCCTCGCCTACGCAGATCGTGCTGCTCCTCGTCGCCGTCTTCGTAATCGGCTGTGCCTGCATCACCGTAGTCTCTAACCTTCTCCGGAGTGGACATCATGACCTAGACCACAGACCTCCGCAGTACAAGCCACGTAAGCGTACTTAGCATCCTGAGCTTCCTCAACCAAAGGACCAAGCAATGTCACCGATTATTCAAGGCGCAGACCTCTCCACCGTCTCGATCACCCGCGAGCCCTTCGCCGAGGGCGAGTATCTCGTCACGATACTCAAGTCCGAGATACAACCTGGCGGCAAGATGCTCGTCATCAAGACCAAGATCGAGCAAGCACCTGAGGACAAGGACATCGGGCGTGAGTTCTGGGACTGGGTGAACATCATCCAGAACGATGGCAAGATCAACCAGATCTCGATGGAGCACTTGAAGCGCTACCTCGCGGCTGTGTTCGGCAAGGACTCGCCGGAGGCGAACGCTGCACCGCCTGACACAGACCCACTCGATGGGCACCAGGTCAAGCTGTACCTTATCAAGGACAGCTACCCGGACAAGAAGGACCTCGACGAGAACGGTCAGCCGAAGATCAAGACGAACAACAAGGTGAAGTCGATTCTCCAAGCCTAGGCCCGAAGTCCTAGGTGAGGGTAGCCAGGCTGCTTCGGGCGATGGCCAGCCAGTTAGCTGCTCCATGCGGGTTCGAGTCCCGCCCTGTCTATTGGGTATGGTAAGTTGTATCGATCTATAGGAGTAGTGCCCTTAGTCGCTCCGATCGTGAGCCATAAGTTGCTGTCCATTGCCATCCGACATGATGCCAGCAGACTGAGTAACGAAATTATAGTGGTGAATCGGCTTACCATACCCATCCCTCTTGGACACTAGGACTACAGCAGTTGATCCGACATAGCGAGCGGGTAGTCAACGTCAGTCTGTAGTTCCTAGCTGTCCAGCTTCTTGGTAGTAGCAGCACCTACTAGTAGTTCGGCATCGACCTTTCACGAAAGGTAATCAGTTCTGCCAGCACGGAGACGAGTAAGACCAACGACCGCAAGGCCTGCTACTACCATCCATCTTTATCCGCCCATGACAGTCAAAGACAAGTACGGTCACGCTGAGTCTGCCTCGGTCGCTCGCTACCTGGGTCGACACTCGAACATTCCAGATTGCTGTATTGACTTCTACAACAAGCACACACATGGCCAGCTTATTCGGATCAATGAGCGTAGAGGTCTATACAAGGATCTTGACGTTCGCTACGTCATGTGTACCAAGTGTCTCCGTGCCTATCGTAGTGGCAAGCTACGACCGAACAGGCTACATGATTGCGAGAAGGAACCGTTTAATCTAATCTGTGCTCGCTGGTCAAATCATAACTACTCTGGCGTAATTGATCTTGTAACAATGGCTATCCTCCTAGGCCTGTGGCCTCGCCCCATATCTCCTGATTACACGGTGTAACCAGAATGCCCCGCGAAGGTAATGATCCCACCCTCTGGACATTCTCTGTCGGCCCACGCAAGGGCGAGCGAATGATCCTCGTCGAGCCCGAGCACGGCCACTGGCTGTGGCAAGGAATCAAGTGGCATGGATACGGGGTCTTGAGCTACAACCCCAAGGACCCCAGGTTCTCTGGGATTAACTTCGGACGCAAGAAGAGCTACTCGCGCTATGGTCACAGGACGATTCAGTCTCACCAGCTGTTCTACTTCATGCGCTTCGGCAACCCACCAGTCGACACCGAACTCGGTCATGATCCTGACTTGTGTATGCGCCGCTCTTGCTGTAACCCCGAGCACGTCCGCCCGGTGACCAAGTTCCAGAACGCAGCCGAGATGTATAACCTGCCGAAACTCTCTGCAGACGAGCGAGCCGCGATCGAGGAAGCAATCCTCGACGACCAGCCGCTCAAAGCTATCGCAGACTACTACTGTGTCTCCGTCTGGTCCGTCCGCAAGATCTGTAACGAGATCGACTGGCGTGCTCAGCTCGACGTGTTCGCACAAGACCTCCCACCCTTCTAGCCCTCACATGCTCCTACCACTCGAAGCCATCGCGGTCATAGACCGTGGACGCAAGGACCTCGGTGATCTCTCCGGGCTCGCAAACTCGATCAAGACCAATCGGCAGATCACAGCCGGAGTCGTTCGCAAAGCCAAGCCAGAGGATGCAGTAACCGAGCCGTTCGTGCTCGTTGCTGGCGAGCGCAGATACCGCGCGTGTGCGCTCGCTGGCGTACCCGACTTCCTCTGCGAGAACTTTGAGGACCTCGACCCGGAGACCCAGTACATCCTCGAGCTGGAGGAAAACCTCCACCGCAAGGACCTCACTTGGCACGAGGAGTCCACGATGCGGAAGCGCATCCATGAACTCAAGCGAGTGCAGGCCGAGGCTCGCGGAGAGAAGTGGACACAGGAGGACACCGCGAGGCACCTTGGCGAGTCCGTCGCCACGATCTCTCGGGATATCCAAGTAGCTGGTGCGCTGGAGAAAGACCCTAAGCTCCGCGATGCTGGCTCCAAGAAAGCCGCCGTCCGAGTCCTTGACATGCGCAAGCACTTGTTCATGAAGGACTTGGAGAACATGAACTCCGGCAAGCCCACTAGCTCAAAGCTCAGTGAGCTCTTGGTCTGCGCTGACGCCCGCGACTGGCTCCGAGCACAGCCGACAGACTCCGTGGACCTCGTACTCACCGACGTTCCTTATGGCCTGGGCATGGACGCGCTGTACAAGGCCGACTCCGACGCAGCACGTCCTGTCTCTGAGTACAACGACGACTGGGCAGTCACGCTTGACCTGTACGCTGACATCGTTCCCGAGATCCTCCGCATCACCAAGCTCCGTGGCTGGATATGCACAACGATCAGCGAGTCAGCCTACGAGCCTCTGCGTGAGTTCTTCGAGACTTGCTGTATCAAGCACTTCGAGTACGGCGAGGTGATCTGGGAGCAGATCGAGGGCGGTCAGTGGATCAAGCACATGCCGACGCAGTGCTCACTCGCTGGCAGCGACGACAAGTCCTGCGAGTTCATCCGCGCGGAGGTTCCTCGCTGGATGTGGCACAGACCGAACTCTCAGAACCCCACTCGCGTTCCTGACAAGCATGCGAAGAACTACTACGAGCCCTTGCTCGTCCTCAACCGTGGAGCAGCGAAGCTGTATCAGGCGCAGTGCTCGAACGTGCTTGTGTTCGACGCTGACTATGGTGACGAGCGATTACACATCATGCAGAAACCGCGCGGGCTTGCGCGTGAGCTGGTACAGCGCTTCACCTGTCCAGGTGACCTGGTAGTCGATCCGTTCTTTGGCTCGGGAAACCTGCTCGCAGGCACTGCCGAGGTCGCACGAAAGATCAGGGGCTGTGAGCAGAACGAACTGATGATCGACCTTGCGATTGGCAACGTGAGCAAGTATCATGGCTAACGACTTCGTAGTTCACTGTAAGCGAGCGCCATTCGATATCTATATCGGACGACCATCTAAGTGGGGAAACCCATTCAAGATTGGCGAAGATGGTAGTCGAGATCTAGTAATCAAGAAGTACAAGGAATGGCTGCTTAGTCATCCAGAGATAGTCGATGCTGCGAAACGCGAGCTTCGTGGTAAGGTTCTTGGCTGTTGGTGCAGTCCACAAGCTTGTCATGGTGACGTACTCGCGGAGGTAGCTAATGGAGGTAATTAAGTTCTTCTTCGACTACCTGCCTCACTTCGTAGGTATGTGTGTCGTCCTGTACTTAATCGGCGAGAGTCTTGCCAAGATGATCTATGCTGCGAGGCACAAGTGAAGCGCGTCTATATCGCTGGTCCCATGACTGGCTACCCTAACCACAACGTAGCCGCGTTCGACGCCGCGAAGGATCAGCTCGCGACCGAGGGAGTCGTCGTTGTCTCTCCTCCCGACATCACCCGAGCGAACCCGCAGCCTGGAATCCACAGCGACGGCAGTATCGATCCAGCTGCGTACAAGGCTCTGGTCAAGCTCGATCTTGTGATGATGCTTGAGTGCGATGAGGTTGTAGTACTCAGTGGATGGGAGCGCTCCAAGGGTGCTCGCTTGGAGATCGCTGTCGCCCAGGCCTGCGGTATCCCTGTCCTCTGGTTCGAGACACGTAGACCGATCCAGGTCAAGGTCGAGATATGACCGAGCTTGGTCGAGGTCGCGGACCAGACTCCGCTCGCATCATGCTCGTCGGTGAAGCTTGGGGTCAGTGGGAGGAGCGACTCAAGCAGCCATTCGTTGGACCTGCTGGCCGTATGCTCGACGAGCTACTGCTCAAGTCCGGCATCGATCCGCACGCTTGCTACTTCACCAACATCGTGAACGCTCGTCCACCAGCCAACGATCTCGGCGAGTGGATTCCTGCTGGTCAACCTAACGAGCTGGTGGTTGATGGCCTTTCGCAGCTCCGAGCTGATATTCAGCGTATCAAACCAAATGTAGTAGTACCTTTAGGTAACTGGCCACTGTGGGCATTCTATGGACTACCTGTCAAGAAGAAGAAAAATCCTAAGACCAAGAAATTCTCCTGGTCGCCGTCGGGTATCCTCGATTATCGTGGATATCTACTGGAGGCGCGTAAGCTGGCGGTCGGCCAAAAGGTTATCCCGACTGTTCATCCTAGCTACCTTCTCCAAGGCGGATACGCGGACTCGCCATTTGCGATCCTGGATCTTCAGCGTGCTCGAAGCGAAGCGAGCTACCCTGAAATCCGTAGGCGTCCGCGCGAGCTTGTCATTGATCCTAGAGGAGAGCTTCGGGAGCGTGTTCGAGAGCGTCTTCTTAATGAGGGACAATGGATTGTCCTCGATATCGAATACATTGGAACGAAACTCCTATGTATTGGGTTCTCGACTAGTGCCAACTTCGCTGCCACAATCGTCATACGCTCGCTAGACGACCTGGCTTGGTGCAGGTCTATAATTGAATCAAGCAGACCGCTCTGTGCTCAGAACGCGATGTTCGATCTTGGTATCCTCGCTTGGCACTACGGGATTAACGCGTTCAAGCACTTGACCTTTGACACGATGGTCGCAGCGTATAACATCAATATCGAGGCGACCAAGAACCTTGGTGCGCTGGCAGCGCTATACACTGACCTACCCGCGTGGTGGGACGTGATCGACTGGGATGCGATCAAGGCCGGCACCCAGGATATCGAAACCATCTGGGAGTATAACGCGATCGACTGCTGTGCGTGCTACGAGATCGCGGAGAAGCAGCTGCCTGAGCTGCACAGCGACGCCAAGATGTGGGAGGCGTTCCAGTTCGATATGGCTAAGCTGGAGCCCTTGTGGAATATGGCCTGCCGAGGCGTACCGATTGACTTCGCACAGTTCGCCAAGGTCAAGGCTGACGCCAAGACCAAGATCGCCGAGGCACAGACCGCGCTGAACTTCATCGCAGACGCAGCCGGGATGCCGCTGCATGGCACGGACTTCAACGTCAAGTCACCGATCCAGGTTCCGCAGCTACTGTTCCTTTATCTTGGCTTACCTGACCAGGGCAAGACTCCGCTCGGCACATACTACCGCTCAGACAATGTGGCCCTGCTCGAAGTCATGCGGAACACTGACTCCGAGATCGGCAAGCGTGCGATCAAGTATATTGTCCAAGCTCGTGAGGGTCGTGACATAGACGCGAAGACACTGGAAATCGAGTGGGACCTCGACGGTCGAGCACGCTGCATCTACGACGCCACCAAGACCACCACGCGCAGGCTCAGCTCCAAGGTGTTCTTCCCCACCGGCAAGGGTGCGAACCTCCAGAACATCCCCGCACCAGGCTCGTCGAGCTATGGGGTAGCGATCCGCTCCGCGTTCAAGTGTGACCCCGGCTACGAGTTCGGGTACTCGGACCTCAAGGGTGCTGAGTTCCTCGTCGTGGCCGAGATCACCCAAGACATCGAGATGCTGCGCTTCGCGCGGATGACGATCGATGGCTCAGGCGATGTCCATCGTGAGACCGCTGCGTTCATCTTCTCGCGTATTCGAGGTGTACCGATCGATCCGTACAGCCTGAGCAAAGAATCTGTCGAACGCTTCCTCGGCAAGAAGACTCGCCACTCAGGTAACTACATGGTTGGCTGGAAGGAACTCATGGGTAGGATCAACGCCGAGGCAATGGACACCGGGGTCTTCGTCACCGCAGCCGAGATGAAGCGAGTGCTCGAAGCCTACCACGAACTCCATCCAGGCCTACGCATCTGGTATCGCGAGGTCGAGACCGAGCTACGCCAGACCGGATTACTCCGCAACCTCTTCGGCTTCCCGAGGCGGTTCCTTGGGCGCATCAACCAGAACCTACCCGCCGCTGTGGCGTTCGTTCCTCAGTCAACTATCGGCGATTGCTTGAACTACGGCTTGCTCGCCTGCGATCAAGACCCACACCTCCGCGACGCAGGGTTCCAGCTTCTCATGAACGTCCACGACGCGATCGGCTTCCAGTACCCAATCCAGAATCGAGACGAAGTCTTACCTCGCGTCAAGCAACTAATGTCTGTACCAGTTCGTATACCCAAAACCGGCAAGGACCTACACATTCCAGTCGAGATCGCGGTTGGTCCAAACTGGGGCAACCTGGAGATAGTCCATGTATGATATCGATGGTGAGCTTGGTACGTACTGGGTTGTCGAGTACGAAGATGGAGACAACACTGATCATGTAAGCAAGGATACAGCTTCAGAACTAATCATGCACCTTGATACTGGTACAGGCGGCTTTGTCTGGATCGAGACACTCACCGAGGCTCGCAAGTTCATCAGTCTCAGCCACATCCGTCTTGTCTTTGAATCCACGCCTGAGATTCGCGACCAGTACCGTATCGCACAGGCGCTTATTGATAAGGAGTACAAGAAGTTCCGTAAAGCTAACTTCCTTGCCGACGAGGACTAGCCCTTGGCTCGACTGCTCAAGGACTGGATGAAGGCCTACGGAGTATATACCTCGAAGTCAGACTCACCGCAGATCTTCCACATGTGGTGCGGTCTAGGCGCGATCGCCGGTGCGGCACAGCGCAAGCTGTGGATGCACAACGCTTACTTCGACGTATACCCTAATATGTACATCGTCCTAGTATCCCCGCCTGGTCGAGGTAAGAAAACCTCTGCGCTCCGAACCGCCAAGAACATCCTCAAGGAGGTCGAGCCCAAAGTTAACTTCGTCTCCGAGTCAGGTTCCATGGAAGCGATCGTTGGTGCGATGTCTAGGATCGTGAACAAGGAGCACCAGTCCATGACCTTGTTCTCGATGGAGCTAGGCTCGATCATCAACACCAGCGCCAACATCATGGTCGATTGGCTGACAGACATCTACGACTGTAACCCAGACTGGTCACGCCAGACCGTAAAGCACGACCTCCAAGTCATCACGCGTCCATACCTGAACATCATGACTGGAACTACTCCGCGCTGGCTGTCCGAGCGCATGGGCACGATCGCCCTTGAAGGCGGGCTCATAGCGCGATCGCTCCTCATCTACTCCGAGGAGCTTCTCGCAAACAATCCTTGGCCAGGAATGGAAACCAACGAGGACGAGGAGATCCTACGTGGGATCAAGGACAAGCTCGCTCACGATCTCTCCACGATCGCACAGCTCCAGGGTGAGTTCCACTTCGACGGAGGACCAGACGGTGAGGCCTACAAGTGGTACGACCACTGGTATCGATCGGTCGAGGAGCGCTACCCCGAGATGCCTGATCCTCGCACCGCAGGCTACTACGATCGCAAGCATATCCACTTGCTCAAGACCGCGATGTGCCTGAGCCTCAGCTACAAGGACGACCTCGTGCTCACTACCCAGGACCTCCAGCTCGCGCTCTCGTTCCTCGACGGAACCGAGGCTGGAATCCGCTTGGCCCTCAACGCGGTGGGCCGCAACGAGCGCTCGATCGAGACCGACCAGATCTTGTTCCAGATCAAGAAGCGCGGAACGATGTCGTACAAGGAACTCTTGATCGAGAACTACACCAACCTCCGCGACGGTCAGCGTGGCCTAGACGAAGCACTCGGCGAACTCGTAGTCATGCAGCGAGTCCGCCGAGATGGGTACAGCTTCACTTACTTGCCAAACGGTCGACCGATCTAGCTCGGGCTCGGAGCCTCACCGACAACCGGCTGGCTCGGATCGGCAGCGACGGTCTCCAGGAACTGCGCGGACTTGTTCAACCGCGCTACCACATCCGCCACATCCTGTGTTGTCATCCCAGTGCTGATCTGCGTGCTGAGATCCTTCAGCTCCGCTGCGACATCGTTCGTTGCCTTGTCAACCGCATCGAGTGCGGCGCTGAGGGTAGGATCAATCGACATAAAGAGTTCTCCTGACTTGGGTAGCTTACTCTGAGCGCACCGGATTGCACGACTCAGTCCAACAAGCACCTGCAGCCAGGTAGCAAGCTCGTCTATCTGGTCCGCAGGACTTTGCACTACTCCACTCAGCTGTGTCATAGCCATCGCGTCAGCCGACGAAACAGCCACACGCCTCCAGCGCCACAGAAGCCAATGACCAAGGCGGCAAGCGCCAGCCAAAGCCAACCCTCCCCTGTCGTCGGCATCAGAGCTTCCCTCCTCTCTCATCCTTTCCCACGCTTACTCCCGCGTCGAGGTTTCTGTCCACCAGCGATCGCACCGAAGAACCGCTTCTGCTTCTTGGTCAACGGATGCCCTTGCGCCGAGTCATCCTTCAAGATCTTCTTGGCCTTCTTGCTGGTCAACTTCTTCGCCATACCTCCCTCCTGATTACACGGTGTAATCAGTGCGTCATGGTAACGCACCAAAACCAGGATGAGTCCTCACATACTGATCAATCACCTGCTTCTGCAGCTGCTGAGCTGAGTCAACCTGGCGCTGCTCCTGACGCTGCAGGTCTATCCGCGATCCACGATCTCCTGTGATCGTATACCTCGCAGCTTGCTCTAGCGGATTCGCGCTCTGCCCTGCAGCTTGGTACTCGTTGATCGACCGAACGTATCCGCTAAACGGATTCACCGCGTTGAGGAACCCCGTCACCGGACTCGATCTGAAGATATCATTCAGCGCACCTTGCTCAGCCTCGCTCGTACCTCGGCCTTCTTCCTTAGCAATCGCACCATTCGCAGCCTCGACCACATCCGCGAGTGCGTGCAGTGCAGGTGAACCAGCGAACACTAGCGCGCTCGTCCACATCCACCGGCGGAAGCTCCAGCCTGTCAAGATCTCGGCAGTCCACAGCGCACCGTTGACAGCACCGTACGTGGCGAGCAACCTTGCCTTCTGCCTTGGCGTCCCGTTGCTCATTCCGTCATACAGCGCTTCCAAGGTCTGCCCTGTGAAGTTCCCGAACATGTAGCCCAGTCGCCCAAACGTGCTCCGCAGGACCTTCGGCTGCTCCCGCGTGCCGAACCTGTGCTGGCTCCAGTCCGCGACCTGCCGTGCGAAGAGGTTCGCAGCCTCCTCGTCGTTCCCCTCGTCCACCAGCTCCTTGAACTTCCGCTGCTGCGCTGGACTGAACGAGCTGAAGTTACTCTTGTCCGCGAACTCGTCGTAGTCGATCGACAGCGAGCGATCGCCCTGAAGCGCTGCAGCAGTCTGTGCCTGACGGTACTCCTCCAGCGCTGCCGTCGCGTGTCGCCAGGCTGCCTCACCCGCAATCATCCGGTTGAGCTGCTGTTCCTTACCGTACAGGTTCAGCGAGTTGGTGTAGCGATCGATCGCTTGTACCGCCCTCGACCTGCCAACGTCACCTAACCTCGCCAGGATCTCACGGTTCTGTTGCTGCTCCTCGGTCAGCCCTGTCAGCTCATCGATCAGCTGACTTGGCTGCGCCTCGAACACACCCGCACCCTCGATCGCAGGAGCTTCCGGCAAGATCCATCCATTCTCCAAGCCTCGCTGTCGCATCTCGGAGTAAATCTCTGGTCCGCCCTTGAGCACATCACCGTACACACCGAACAGCGTAGGCGCAGGAACCTTAGCCAGAGTCGCCAGCGGCTGGATCGCATCGCGGAAGAAGATCGACGCACGAGCGCCCATCATTCCCCTGTACATCCCCGCCGATGGCAGCCCAGTGATCCTCGCAGCTTCGCGACTCGTAAGCGGCACATTGAAAGCGCTGAATACCTTCTGCACTCCACGCACAGCGAGATCACCAGCCGGATCGTATCCGTATTTCATCGCGCGCATGTGTCCACGAATCAGCTCGGTGTACTGCCTGGGAATCCCGGCCTCGCCCCACATCTTCCACAGCTGGTTGAAGTCCGCCTTCTCGTACTCATCGAACATCCCGGCTCGGATGATGTAGTTTCCGAGGTCAGCTGCGTGCAGGCTTCTGAACTGCAGGTTAGCTTCCTTCGATTGCTCAGCGAAGTACTGCGTACCATACCGCAGCCAGTTACCATTGTCCTCGAACGCAGCTGGATCGCTTGCAGCCTGTCTCGCTCGCACATCGAGGATGTACCTGAACACTCCGCCTTCACTCTGCGGACCTCGACCGCCACCTTTCCAGGTGAAGTACCTGTTAAAGAAGTCAGTCATGTCCGCGTCAGCTGCCTTGTACTGCGCGATCTGCTTGTCGCTGTACCCGCGATCCGCGAGATCATCCCAGGCTTGCTCCTTGTCTGCAAGACTCTCAATCGAGTGGTTGCGGACCACTGTGCCATCACGCAGAATCCTCGGATCAAATTTGCGCACGATCGACGCGTACTCTTCTAGCCAAGGTTTCGCCTCGTAGCTCGCCCGAGCATGGTTCGTCTCGACTGTATCATACGCATCCCAGATACGACCCAGTGAAATCCCTGCGTCCGCGAGCGTGTTCTCGAACTTCTGCATCAAGTACCTGGTGTACCTGAGCTGACCTCCCTTGGCCGCGTCGATCAGCGCTTGGTACTTCGCAGGATCGTCTCGACGTAGCGCCTTGAACTGTCCTCCGAGAGTCTGCTCGGGTGGCGGAAGGAATCCTCCCCCTCCAGCTGTTCCTGCCTCGCCTGGCCCTGGCGGTATTATCCCTGCTCCTCCTCCTTCTCCTTCCCATCCACCGAAGTCTGCCTCGCCAAGCTCACCATCCAGGCCAAGCCCCATGTCTCGAACATGCTCCCAGGCGAAGTCAGCCTTGTCACCGAAGTTTAGGTCAGGCTCAGCGTTACCCGCTGCTGGTCCAACCCGCATGACCTCGGCTGGCACAGCATCCGCAGGGTTAAGGTCCGGCGCAGCTCGATCGACGTTGCGCAGGAACTCCTCTGCAGCCTTGTCGCTCGACACTGGCACATCGAAGCTTGACTCAGGGTTCAACTGATCCCGCAACCTTCCACCTCCGCTGCCTGGCTCGGTCAGCCAGATGAACCCTTTGCTCTGTGCCTTGTCTTCCAGACTTGTCGGAATAGGCTCACGGCTAGCGGCTCGTTCGTTGGCGAGTTCCACTGCTTCCGTAACCACGCGATCTTGGAGGTCACGGCTCGCAGGATCAAGGTCCCGAGCTTCTTGCACGTAGCGCTTGTTGATTTCGTAGTCGATCGTGTGTCTTGCTCCCTCGTCATGAATCCCCTTCTCGTCAAGGAAATCGCTGAGTTTCTGTGCCATCAAGTCCGAAGCGCGTGGGTCCCAGATCGACTCGACCGGAGCCATACCAGCCTGCTTGGCCTCGTAGTTCAAACCGCTGATCAGGCTTGTCTTGAACTGCTGCCACAGATCCGGCACATCCACCTGTGGTGCACCGAACTTGCTCGGCAGCGCATCTGCGACCGGTACGCTCAGCGTATGTCCTGCGTCTGTCTCCACCATCAGCATCCCGCCCAGGTGCGTCGAGATCTTGCCCTCGGTCCCATCAGGCAAAGTAACCAGCTGATTCTCGAATAAACCACTTTGCTCGTACTGACGAACTTGCTCATCAGTTGCACCTACCAGCGCATCCATTCGACCTTGGCGCCGCACGAAGCGCACGTCTGGGTGCTGATCGAAGATATCCAGCGGTTGACCCAGTCCTCGAATCACTGAGACTCCACCAGGATTCGTAGCCTTTGCCGCAGCTACCACATCGCTCTCGGTCATCTGCGGCTTCGCGGCTGCACTGACCAAGTGCTCTGAATCTAGCACTGTCGTCTGCTTCGAGATCGAGTTCCCTGCCTCGGCTGCTTGCTCAGCATTCAGCTTTGCATACTGGAATGGCGAGTGAACTTGCTCAGGCTTGAACGCGATCCAGACTCGATGCGGTTCTTGTCCACCACCGATATGTGTGATTCCGTCGTAGCCAAGATCTTGTAGTGCTGAGTTAAGTGCACCCTTATCGACAGTAGTAGCTACTGCTTGATACAAGCCAGCACCAGTTACAGATTGTGTCTTAGTGAGCTCGTCCTGTACCATCTTCCAATCATAATTCGGTAACTTCTGCGAGAGCCTGCCGATAAGTTGTAATGCTTCTGGTTGCGACAGTAACTGATCAGCGTCGAAAGGGTTCTTGAGATCAAGGAACGCAGGTCTAACTTCAGCAGGATTACCAGTACCAACAGCAGCAAACTGGTTCTCGGTATGTGCTATACCAGGACCATAAGTGGTTTCAGGTATTCCATTTGGTGTGATGCTGAGTCCTTCTAAATCGAGTCCAGGGCCATGATACACAACCCTCGGTGTCCCATCAGGATTTGCAACCAGCGATCCACTGAGCCTACTCAATACCGATGGCACATAGCGCTGAGCCTCGAACACTTGTAGATCACCCTGTCGCTGAATCTGTGCGACTCGAGCTGTAGGATAAAATCCAATGTCTGTGCCCTCAATCCCTCCAAGTGTCCGAATCAGCTGTGCTGCTGTGTATTGCTGTGTCGCAGCTGCAGGCTCGGTAGTTGTTGCAGGCAGCAGCCCACGCACTCTTGGACCAGCAAGGACCCCACTACCACCTTGAGATCCAAGTCCACCAGCCTCTGTAGTCGCCTGTGGCTTTTGATGAAACAGTGCATCGATATTCGTAGGATCTTGTTCACCACCAGGACCAAGCAAGCGTTGTGGTTGACCGAGTAGTTGTGGTTGTCCAGCAGCAACCTGGGCTGTCCCGCCTGTCGGTAGTCCATCAGGCCCAAGGATCTCGTAGTCAGCGAAGCCCTCGCTTGGTGCTGCTGGTACTCGTGACTGGTCAACTGGGATCGATCCGAAGGTAGGATAAGCTTCTCTTGCCTTAAGGAATGCACGCCCAAGAAACGGCGTGAGCGCACCAAGCGCTGCACCACCAAGTCCATACTTGATCGCGTTTGCTCGTCGCTCGTCAGGAGTCCCTTGCAGCTCTCCACCAAACTGTGCTCCTGTCGTAGCTCCAAATACCGCTCCTGTCAGCGGTGCGAGCGCACCGTACAGCGACGCACCACCGAGTACTGCGCCAAGTCCAAGGTTCTTCGCAAGATCACCGGTGTCGTCGTTTTGTCCAAGCAACCCTCCTGCAAGCGCTCCCTTGACTGCCATTCTCGCCAGCGGCGTTCCGGCTGAACCGAGCCAACCCATCTTAGGCAACGCCCCCCCGATCGCGCCGAGACCTTCCCACGCTGCCCAAGCGCCAAGACCATAGCCAGCCACCTTACCAGCCGCTGTCGTAAAGTCATAAGCGCCAAGATCCTCCGCAGGCATACGGTTTCGGATAAGCTCGACATCCTCCGAGGTCTTCGATGCGAGGTCATACAGCCATTGCTTCGCCCGCTCAGTGTTCATCACCGACGAGAGCGCTGAGTTCAAGAACGGAACCTTGTCCAGGTTCCCAAACAAGTGTCCTGCGAGTTCAGCCATCGCGCTCGACGCATTAACCGCCGAGGCACCAAGCCCTAACGCATACGCCTCCAGACTCCCTGGCGGCAGCTCCTTCTCGCCCATCCGCTTCGCAGAGATCATCTGCTGAAGCTGATCCGTCGGCAAGTTCTCCGCACCTTGAATGTTCCAGAACTGTGCACGCGCTACCATATCCGCACGCTGGCGTTCTAACTGCGCGGCTTGGTTTTCGTCCAGTGCGATCGTGGGCGCAAGTGTACTCGAAGGCTGTGTCACTCCGAAGTGATCGCCGAAGTCTCCCAAGTGCGCGATCATCTCATCAACCAGCGCCTTGCGATCCTTCTGGAACTGCCCCCACTCGGTCTGCCCGAGTATAGAGTTAACTCGAGCTTGGGTATCCCCAGGATTAAACGTATATGGTGTCGTCATGGACTACTTCTGGAAATAGTTTGGATTGAACATCCCAGTCGCCCCAAGTCCTGGGCCAGTTAGTGGCAGATCTGGAACTCGAATCGTACCACCAATGATCTGGCCAGTCACTGGATCCTTCTGTCCGAAGATCTCAGGTGCGATACCACGAAGCTGCTCGTAGTACGCATTGATAGTCGCATTGTAGCGATATCTACCAGCTGGAGTCAGCGAGTTAGCGTTCTTAGTCTCATCCGTCTCGAAGTCGCTGAGGTTCTTCATCACCTCTTGGAACGCAGTCTGTCGGCTCTTGTCAAGCTTTGACTTTGCTTCCTCAGCCGCTATACGAAGTTGAACTTCACGAGCAGCAGATTCACTCAAGAAGTTATCTCGTTGAAGTTGCAGTTGTGCTACCCCAAGCCTGTTCTGCTGATCCGATGCTGCACCAGGCATTAGCTGTGCACCGATCAGTGTAGCCTGGTTCTTCAAGTTCGGTGGCAGCTTGTCAAATGCCTGGTCCATGACCAGCGCTGCACGGTTCGTCCCGAGCGCTTTTCTCGCAAATAACTGCGAATCGATCTCCGCGCGCTGTGCAGGATCTTGACCAGAGTACCAGCTATTCGCAGCGTTCGTGATCGTCTGCTCAAACTGATCTTGACTGACGCCACCCTGCGACATTCCTGTCAGACCAACCGAGGCCGCTTGGGTGTCCAGTCCTTCTCCGACCTTCGCGACTCCACGCTGCAGCACATTCGCCTTAGTAGTAGCCTCGCTCGTCGGTGTCGCGTCGATCAGCGCCTTGATCTTATCCGCATCAGCGCCTGTCCGCTGCGCCATGAACGGAACGAGGTTATACAGCGCTTTCTTATCCGCGACCTTGCCTGCAAGATCCTGCACCTGTGCAAGCAAGTTCTCTTGTGTTGTGTCCTTCTGGAACCCAAACTCCTCTTGCTGCAAGCCAAACTGCTCGCGCGCAAGCTGTGCGGCCTCATCAGCCTGTTGCAGCCTTCGAAGGCTCACGATCGTTTGGATCAGATCTGCTGCTCCTGGCATAGGTCAGCGTCCGTAGAGAGAGGGTGTAGAAGGCTGGAACATAGTGCTGAAGTCGATATTAGACTGTGGCAAAGGAACTACTCCACCACCACCTGTGCCAGCGCCACCAGTGCCACCTGGCTTGAGGAACTTACTGAGCAAGAGCAACTGTGAGATATCAATACCGCCCTGGGCCAAGGTTTGCCCAGAGCCAGTACCAACTCCAAGACCCGCGAGCTGTGTTTGTACTCCAGAGTTCCTCGCATTGAGCAGGAGTCCAAGCAGCTGCGCGTTTAGTCCTCGACCAGCGTTGAAGTCCTGCAAGCCGGTGTTCAGCGCTGTGTCAAAACTGCTCTGTGCAATCCCCGCGTTCCTCGCATCAAGTGAAGAACCAATCCTCGATCGAAGCAGCGCTTCGCGTGAGGCAAAGCCTGTTCCAAACCGCTCACCGAGTGAACCCACGCTCGACCTTAAACCAGCGACTTGATCCGCAGTTACCTGTCGATCCTGCCCTTGGAGCATCTGGAACGCTTTGCTCAAGTCGAACTGAAACGGCTGCAGCGCGTTCGGATCTCGTCGCAGGTACTGCGAGTAACTGTCTTGGCCAGAGTTCAGCTGTCCCTGAATCAGTGATTCGATGTCGCTGTTCCCACCATCTGTGATCGCAGCCGCACGCCGTCTTGCAGCACGCTGCTCACCATACCCAAGCACGGTGCCAAGGAGTGAACTCCCCGCGCCGATCGCTAGTGCTGCAGTTTCAATGCCCATTGACTACCTCACAGTCAGTGTAAGTAGTTCTATATGATCGCTCTCGTGAACAGACTTAAAGCCTACGCGCTTAGCAAATGCCAGTGTCGCACGGCTGGTTCTTGGTATCGCAGTGAAGACTCCATAGGATCCAGCATCTTCGATAAACCGCTTGGCGATCGATCTACACATCGCCTCGCGTCCGACAAGCACCAGGTCCCAGAACACTACATGCACGTCAGGCATTCCTTCGTAATCCAGTGGACCTTGAACAATCGCACCGACGCTGTCAACCAGCAACGTCCTCACCTTCGGGTTGAAGATCATCCCAGGATCCTTCATCGGTAGCGCATCTTTGGGCATCATCTTGCGAAGCCACTCCTCAACTGGCTGCGAGGGCTCTACCTCCTTCACCCTGCGCAGCCTTGTCCCACGTCGCTCATCGCAGACATATAGTCCTTCTATCACGGCAGTCTCTTTATGACCTCATTCAGGCGATCAGTCAAGTCTCGAACCGCACGCTCCAAGGTGCGCAGCGCAGCCTCACGATCGGCATCGGTCCTCGTCGGACCAATCACCGGAGGTGTGACTGGCTTCAGTTCTACTGTCATATCAGCGCAACTCCATAAGGATTCGCTGCAACTGACTTCGGCACAGTCTCCCACAGGGCAACCCACAAGCTCTTAATCGCACCAGCTGGAGTGAAGGTCCAGTTAAACCGCGACTCGCCGAAGTCGAACTGCAGCCTGCCATTGATCGCGAAACCAGAATTCCCGAACGCAGTGATGGTTTGATCGACCAGCGGCGAAACGCCACCGAGCGAGCAAGCATTACCAGCCCAAGCGCGAACACGCATAGTATTCGCACCCTCATCAACCTCTGCTAAGGTAATCAACTCACCGAACAGGCCGTCTGTGCGCTCGAAGAGAGCTGAATCGCACAAGTCAAAGGTTACAACAGTAAATCCAGCCGCGAACGACGTGCGAGTCTGAACATCAAGCTTCAGTCTACCCTGTCGCATGTAGACAGACATGTCAACATTGCGGCCCTTGAGCTGTTGAATCAGTAGGCCCTCGTACGAAGCTACCACAGATCCAGGCACAATCCCAGGATCGGACTTCCAGATCATTCGCATCCACTGTGCGATCGGACCAGCTGCACCAGAACCAGTGTTATCTGTGATGGCAGTCTCTGTGGGATCACCATCATCGGTTAGTACTGTATCCCAACCAGCGCCGGTGTGTCCTGCGCCCCAGTCCTGACGCAGTGTAGAGTGCCCGTTGAACTGAACTGAAGAGTCTATCGCGTGGTCTACTCCAGCAGAAGCATACGCTGTGTCATAAGCCTCACGGAAGTTTGAACCCTCGTACCAAGCATCGAACGCAGTGGTGTTGATGTAACTCGGCAGCGGTGGATTACCACCTGCGAAGTCATCACCCTGGTATCCAGCTGTATCTGCGAGCGCACCTGTGCTTAGTGAGCAGTCACCACCGCCTGTTACAATCGGCACATCGACCTCGACTGTAGCTGGACTGCTCAGCGCACCATTGTTATCTATGACTCTGAGCGTAACCAGCGGTGTACCAGCGCCAGCGTAGACGTGCGTTGGGTTCTGCGTTGTACCATGTGGCGAACCATCACCGAAGTCCCAATCCCAACTAGCGATCGTACCATCAGGATCAGTGCTCAGATCCGTGAAGTCGATCGTCAGGCCGCTCATATCACTTGGGTTCGCCGCAAAGGAGAAGTTTGCAGTCGGAGCTACGTTAGCTATCGAGATATCCATCGTGTCAACAGCGGTCAACCCGTTCCCGTCCGTCACTGTCAGCGTAACCGTGTAGTCACCAGAGAACTCATAGTCATGTGTCAGCGTCACTACCGAGCCACCACTTACCACATCAACTCGCGAGGTCTCACCGATCGGCTCTGTTGGCGATCCATCACCCCAGTCGATTACCCTGCTCACAATCGTTGAGTCCCAGGACGTAGACGCGTCACGGACTACCAAGTGTCTAAGTGGCAAGTTAGTTCCTATGTACTGAACCAGCTTCGGCAGCGGCACATATGGAGCGTGCTCGATAATATCAAGCACAGCTTTGCGATACGCGAACTCGATACCAAACTGGCAGATATCAAAGTTAATCGAGCGGACGAAAGTATCTGGTGGACTCGCTGCGATTAACGCATCGAGCAGAGTGAAGTCACCTTGGATAAGACCTTGCACCAGTGCAAGATTCGCCTCGATCCAATGATTACCTGCTGGATCGCGATCGAGTACGGTCCAAGGATTAGTCGTGTATTGCTGTAATGGTTTCCAAGTGCCTGCGTTCACAGGCGCGAAGTCATATCGACCGAGCTCTGTTACAGCACCAAGAACCAGCCCAACTCGAAGCGTATGATTCTGCGTCTGTCCTGGGCTAGCTTGTCCAACCCAGTTAAACGCATCACTACCATCGATCAGTGCTGCGGCAACTGCGCGCACGCCAGAAACTGCAAATGGTGCTACGCCTTCGATGTCGACTAGTCCAGCGCGAAGCAACCTGAGCCTATACAGATCCTTGTTTGCAGCAGTGAAAGCGTTTCTAATGATATGATCAGCACCATAGAAGAACGGACCAGCAAGCCAATCGCCTGTGAGCGAAGAAACATCTCCGATATCAAAGGATTCGCTTATCACTTCTCCAAAGTGCTCGTCGAAGTTCGGTCGCGTAGGTCCACCGGAGAGATTATTAACCCTGGTAGTTTCACCAAAGTTAACCGCACCACCTACGACTTTACCAGACAGTACATGTGAGCTGTCGAAGCTCGTAACCGACTCTATCACGTCACCGTCAGCGGATGGCAGACCCACTCCGATGAAGGTATTACCCATCAGGCGATTTACTGTACCGTAATGACCGTACAGGTGAATGTCATCCACTCCAATACCGTCAAGGCCTGGACCAAGCGATGGGATAACTTCTGTACCCCAGGCATACCCACTGAAGGTATCACGAGTTGTGCTGCTGAGTGTGTTAACCTCTGTCGCTCGAATCGCAGGGAAACCAACCACTGGTCCGTCAGGTGTATACAGCTGCAGTACCACAAAGCCACTCAAAGGATTATCAAGCTTCGACACTGCTGCTTGCCACTCCAGAGCAAACCAGCCAGTCGGTGGTACAGTCTGTGTCGAGATCTGAATCGGTACAAGTGCGCCGTCGACGAAGCGCGAGACTTGGATTCTTAGATCAGGTAAGATCGAAACGACTATCTGAACATCTCGGCTGAATCCATCTGAAGCTGCCATAAACGCCATGCAGTTCATAGGAACAGTCAGCGCTTGTCCAAACAGATTAAATGCTACAACCTTACCAGCTCGGTAGACAAGAGACTCAACCCCACCAAGTGGCGAGGAGAGGAATACGTTTACAAGACTGTACTGTCCACCAGTCGATGCAGCCTTCTTGATACTAAGCGCGTAGCCACCGTTCTCGCGGCCACCAGAAGTTTGCAATGCCCAGGTCGCATCAGCTGTTGATTCGATCTCTCGCTTGATCGACTGCATTATACCAGCTTCATAGCTGTTATAGTACAGTGACTTAGGCTTTAAGATCGCGTCGGAGTTAACAGGAACTGGGGGCGGTGGTGTGACTTCGACATCTGACGTAGCCTCAAACAGCATTCCAGTCCGCTGGTACTCTACCGAGGCACGTCTGATTCTGGGTGAACCAGCTGTTATCCGCAGACCAAGACCAATTCCTCGTCCGGTGTGGATAAATGGAACCCAAGCGCGCTTTGTAAATCCTAGTCCAAGTGGCAGCGAAGCCGTTCGTACAGGCTCGTAGTTTCCATCGGGCTTATCCGGCAACCAGAGTTCGATCTGGCTAACCGCACTTGCCTCGTAGGTGAATCGCGCACCAAGACCAGTCATCAGCTGATCTTGATTCTCACCGACCTGTACTCGATCAAACCAGCGTGGATCGATAGTCGTTCCACCGAGCGAGTTAAACGTGCTTGGATCTTCCATCCCAAACTGAGCGTTCTTGACAAAGTACATCGCACCACCAGACTCCTGCGGAAGCAGCTGCCACCACGCAAGCGTCTGTGAGCCCCATGTACCTACTGCGTCTGACCACTTGAGCCTCGCACCCTGACTCGGAAAGAACACAGAGCCGAGGAAAGTCCCTGTCCAGCGGAACCAGCGTCGACGCAGGATGTCGAAGACGAAAGTCCCTGTCGGACCATGCAGGTAGTAGCGCTTCCTGAACGGATCGAAGGTCGCAGTCCACTTGTCAGACTCGTGGATTGGACCAAGGAAGCGGTTGATCGCTGAGGACACTACCGGAGCTTCGGAGCCAGTGAACAGGCGCACACCGTCGTCGGAGAGGAACAGCACTCCGAACTCAGTTGGTGTAATCGTCTGTGAGTGCGAGCATCCGGTGTCTTCGAGTCTTGGACTAAACCGAATCGGCTGGAACTCGTCTTGAGTCTCGACTCCGATCCAGATCGATCGCCGATTGACCACAACAAGCGTCTCGAACCCGAGCGAGGCGAAGCCCTGAATCCTATCTGCTCGGAGCATCGAGCCGATTAGGCTTTGACCTGCGGAGCCTAGTGCAGAATCCCATCCAGCGTAGTCGCTCGTCGAGTCGCTCCACTGCACTCCCATGAAGTCGAGCTTGCCATCGATCTGCGCACCACCGACGACTACACGACCAGCAAAGACCGCGAGTGAGAACCCCGCTGGTGCGCCAGGTATCAGCTCGATCGCGAGTTTACCCGGCTTGCGAACGTAGATCCCCTTGCTACCATTGGTAAGGAGCAGGTATCCAGCGAAGTTCGTATACCCGAACGGCGAGAAGCTACCAATCCCTGCATCGAACCACTCGGTAGCTCCTGTGGACCTCACACCGATGAATGGTGCAGCAAGGAACACTGCCGCAGAGGCGTATTGAAATCCCGCGTGAAGCAGCACCTGCGTCGGCTCGTGCGTCAGTGTCTCGATCAACGACACTCCAGGCGCACGAATCAGCCGATCATCTTCAGTCACCTCCATATCCTGCATCTCGAACGACTGCCCAGGAAGTGAATCCTCCGGGGCATCGCTCACGTCCAAGCCGCCCTTCCACGAGTTAGTACTAAAGAACTCGTTTTGTGGCAGCGCCTGTGGCGGGATGTTGATTCCCTTGAACGGATTACGCATCAGGTCATGAGCAGCTGAACGTAGGCAAGACCTGCATCATCCGGGTTCGCAGACGCAGAAGCATCAAGCACAAAGTTGATTCCCCAGACATCACCGATCGCGATTACCTGAGATACTGAGATCACAAGTTCTTGTACGCCAGAGCCTGGTGTAGCTGTGAAAGTGCCATAGAGCACTGGTGAGCCGACGAGCGGGTATCTTGTGATCTGCCCAGAAATCGTCGCAGTTCCATCAGAGCGAACAAGCGCTGAAGCACGGACTAGTGTTTGACCAGCTGGTAGCGAGATCTGTGCAAAGACAGTCAGCGGTGAACCACCAAGTGCTGTCTTTAACTCAGTGTCATCGTAGGTCAGCAGATCCGACTCGGTCGCTGGCTGGAATGCAGTGTGCGGTATGAAGCGGTTAAGCTCACCATGAAGCTGGCCGGGAGTTCCCGGCTTAATCACCGCGATTGCAAGCTGTGCGGCGGTCAAGGTGATCGATCCTGCTGTAATATTCGTCACCGCGACAGTCACAGTATCCGCTGCTGTCACCGCACACATCACAGCGAATCGACCGTCCGGCCAAGAACCTACAGCGACATCGCCAGGTTCTGCACCCACGATCGTAGCAGTTCCACCACCGATTGCACCAGCTGCGATCACACCCGAGATCAAGCCCATCCCGAGGAGGATCGACCTGAAGTTCAGCGTTGGATCGAGTGTAATCGCACTGAACGGAATGATCCCGTCTTGAAACGCTAGCGGATCATCATCGAAGGACTTGACCAGTGTCTCGAGTCGTTCTTTGATATCAAGCTTCGCGGCTCGAATCGAGTCATCACCTTCATCAAGAAAGTCTCCATCAGCAGGAACTGTAGGATCAAACGTAGCGTGCGTGTATGGCATTAGGAGTCACCACGACGAGGGTGTCTACGAGGATTGAGAAACTCACGGCGGGAATGGACAGGTCGAATCGTTGGGTACTTCGTCTCAGCATCTTCCTCGTCACGCGAAAGCCTGCGCTGTACGAGTCTCGCAGCTTCGTTAGTGTTGAGTCCAGCTTTGACATCGTTCTGAACTGCATCCCATGCACGAGCCTTGGCAAGACGATACAGCGCATCATGCCACTTATCGTCAAGGATCGGGTAGTCAGTGTCGTTGACAAGCGGCGCAGGACTAAGCGTGATATCCACACTGACCGCAAACGCCTTGTTTGGCGTCGGCCAGAATACTAGCATATTC